ACCTAACTTCCAATATTTTCAAAGAACTTTTATGATTTTTTACCGGACACTAATGATCTCCCTTTAAAGAAATATAAAATTTTCTGTATAAGGAGGGGTCTGGGGAACCACCGGAAATCAAATCCCCCGGAAATCTGAAAAATCCGGGGAAATTCGTTCCGACGAAAGAAAGGATGAGAGGCAGAAACCAACCGGAAAGGAAGACAATCTGTCTCTCGAACAGAAGAAAGACCGAAGCTACTTCTCTTGGTCTTTCAAGAAAGCCTTAAAAGCCTTCAACTCCGATTTTTTCACAGGATAAAGAAATCCCATAAAGCAAACCAGAACAAGCTTTTCTTCAGCTTTTTTAGAATTTGATTTTTCCATGGCAGAATCAAAGAGCTAAAAATCAAGAAGTTAAAAATCAGACTCACGCACGTGTATACGCACGCGAGAAGAAACCCGAGCCGGAAAGAGAAACTCCCGAAACCGAGCGGCGACCGGTAAGCAATAATTAAATGCGCCGGGCCATCGGGACAGGACTTTCGCGGAAAGGGCATAGAAATAGCCTTCTCAGCCATTTTCTCTCTTCGGACGATAACTTATATGTCCGGGAAAAGATAATGGCTCAGAGAGGCGTTTCTGAGAGAAATCCATTTCTGACTTAAAAATCAATGTGAAAATTCAAGCCGGAAATAGACTTTGGCAGTCGAACCAAACCTCAACAGGACTTTGAATATACGGCAAAGTCCATAAGAAAAACTTATGGATAAAGCCGGATTTTAGTAGCCAGTTGGGTCAGATTCGACTGCCAGTTGGGTCAGTCAAGCGGCAAGAAAGAGAGGCCCGAAGGCCCCTCGATTAGCCGCGGAACTCGCGCTTGTCGCCGTGGCAGAGTAAGTGCTTTGGCGCTCCGCTGGTGACTTCTCCCGTCTCCTCATCGGTATAGAAGCCGACGCGGAACTCAAAATCCTCCAACGGTTCTCCGACCTTTGCGAGGTCCTCTGCTGTGGCTTCATTGCGAGGCCACAAGTCTGTCTCTACGATCCTGCCGTCGGGCGCAGTGGCCCGAACATGCACGAGGACGCAAGTTTCCTCGTTGACCTTTGCGGTCTTTGTCGAGAAGCTTGTGTTTACGAATCCACATGCCTTAAAATACAACTGAGCGTCATAATCCTGATAACGCTCATTCTCCTTGAACTGTACGTTTGTCATAGCTTTAATTTTTTAAATGTGACCACGGGGGCCCCTCCCCCGCGTATATGTTGCGGGTGGGGGTGGGGAGGTGTACATCCCGCTCACACAAGCACTTCGCGTTTTTATATATGGGAGTGGGGGTATGCCTCTCGCACGAACAAATGGGGTGGGGCATGTTATATTTTAAGTACCTCCTGCATGGGCAGATATGGCGAGGTGTGTTGTATGTTTGTTTCTGCGAAAGTGCTATATTTGCATCTGTAAAGGCGAGCCGCTATGACATTGGGACAGTTTGAATATAGATACAGGGACAAAAGGCCTGTGGATGCGGTGCTGTGTCAGCTTCCTGATATGGGCGTGTGGAGGTCTCTCCGACTCTTGCAACGGGTGGATTCCTATATCGACAGGAATGTACAAAAACGCCTGATGCGGGATCACAGGTCGCTTATGGCAGATTTTAGTCTTGCTCGAAGCTTCGGCATGTATCAGCGTGTGGATGAGTTGTCGAAGCGTGTCAAGGAACTGTCTGACGGATATTTGAGGTTCAGTGCTGCGAAGTTCTTCACGGAGCACTGCGGCTGGGATTGGGGTGGTGCTTCGCTGGTGTCTCGCGACGTCTCTTATGTGTCCGGGGACTATGTCATTCATGGGGACTATGCCCCTCCGGATGAACCAATTGTGCGGACTGCTCGGTTTCAGGTTGCCTTGATGGACGTGTACAGATGTGGAAACAGAATACAAATTCCGGCTATAGGTTTAGGTGTTTACAATCAGAAGATTGGCGAGGTGTTCCCGGATGCTGTCGCAGATGTGATTCTTTATCCGGTTATTTCCAATGGCGTCCTTGATCACGCCGTGCTCGCAGGTTATGCGGGATATGGTGGCGAGGTCCTGCTTGACGGGGAGAACAGTCTGGATTTGCTGAATTATGCTGTAAGAAATACCGAGCGGTATCTTACCGGTGAACTGTATCGTGCTGCTGAGGACGCTTCCAGGAAAGCCTGGGAGAGAAGCCTTGCTGAAGCTGCCGCCAAGCGACGCGAGCGACGGCGGGACAGATGGAAAGTTGATCGTTGCCCTGAGCCGTCAGACTGGGACAGCGAGGTGGAGACTTTGGAAGCTCTTGGCTATGACGTGGAGAAATATATCCACGACCGTGATTCCTGGATGTACTGGTAAGTGAATTGGTAACAATATGTAACCGTTTCGCTTTTATCAGTTTTGGATGTAGAAATTTTTTCTATGTTTGCCATAAAAAAGAATTATGGCTAATATTAAAGAACTTGCATGTAGTAAGAAGTATGATGTTGGTGGTACACTTACTGACTCAACCGGGATAGATACTTCACGTGTTGCTGCATTGGCAAGGCGGATAAATGAGACATCGAACGCAGATTTCGTGAAGAGGCTTCTGTGTGAAAACCGCAGGGTTCTTAGGAATGGCGAGGGTTCAGTATTAACACACGAGCTTGGATATGTGGATGATGGAGAAGGCAATGCCGTGTTGTTTCCACAAGTGCAGTCCTCTGATTATGGTAATCTGCTTATGCGCATTCCTTTTCCTCTATCGTATGACCGTGCTGTTCAACGCGGTGATACCGTACACATGAGTACTCCGGATGTGGAACAGTTTACGCGGGGATACAAGATTGCTTACCATACTACATTTGACAAATATGCCTGCGGTGGGTTGTTGAGGAAGTATGAGAATGGTGGTCCGGAAGGTACAAATCGTCGGAGAAGTCCGGAGGGAGGTTACACAACTCCAGAACTGGACCGTGAAATAATAAACCAGAGTTATGACCCTACGCTTGGCTTTGATCTTGCAAGTTGGCTGTTGCATCTTGCGTTGCGTAACGAAAGCCATGGGGAGGAGAATGAATATTGGAGGGCTTATCTTGGCCTTAATAATAATGTTCCGAAAATGCAGCCAGCAGCCAAGACGTCCTGGGATGATAAGGTAGAGTCCCAGAAAAAAGCATCTGGTGAATTGCCGTCAGATTTTTATGGGACAACTCCTAGGATGGATCAGATGATACAGGTTGTCGCAGATACACTTAATACAGGAAATATTCTTAGAAACTACGATGAATATAAGAAACATAATAATAAGCTGGCGCCAAAAAGTGTTATAAAGCACATGTATGAGGAGGGTAAGAAAGTCATGGAGAATCCTGGAAAATGGACTCAGGTTACGGAGGGACCTCAGTTTTATTTATACAAGGGTATAGATAAGCTAACTAACGAGATGATGCCGCTTGGTATGCTTGCAGATTTTGGGATGATGTGGTCTCCTGATGAAGGTGTTCTGCGTGTTCACGACACCTATGATTTTCCATCTTATGTTACAGCACTAAGCCATATTCCTGTTCGTCCAAAGGAAATGAAAATACGTGGAATAGTGAAGTATGACCCGCGAAAAGGCTCCGTACTGTTACGTGATGGTCTTGACCGGTCAAAGATTGCAAAGCCTGTGGCTGATGCTTATAGTCACTGATTCCGCTTTCTTCTGTCTAAACTGGTAATAAAAAGGAATACGGCATCTGTTAGGAGAATAATACCTCCACAAACAAGTAACTCTTTATTGTATTTGTATGAAAGCGTACTGAATGTCTTATCTGTTTTCAGATTAAATGGGTCTGGAATGCACACTCCGATGCTGGCCATGTAAGTGAAGATTTCTATCAATCCAATAGACAGATTGATGATAAGCAGTGTTACCACTATGATTTTCCATGTTCTTTTCTTCATTTCGTTTTTATGATATATGGTTGGTGACTAGTGTTGTGTTTCATGTTATAATGTTGGCAATGTGAGATCTCTCCCGCGCGAGTAAAGTTTTAAAGTGAAAAAAAGTCCTGAAAGATTAAGACTTGTTATGTCTTATTGTCTTGTTAATGATGTTTAGCCGGAGGCAGGTGGGGTGAAGGTGGTTGAGCTTCTTGAGCAATCTTCTCCCCCTCCTACGAAACCGGTATTTTATCCGGCATGGCAGGATTAGAAGATTACCGGTGACAGGCTGTCGTGCTTCGTGGTGTGAAGTATGGTCCCGCCTCCCTCGTTCCGTCACAGTGCCAGTACGGACTTCCCGAGATTAGCGATCTGGACATCGCCCGCTGGACCCTCTCAGGAACGGCAGGGTCTCACGCCTGTCGTCTTCTCCGGGTTTGGTTCTCCAGCTGCCCCTCAACAGAGTCTTTTAAACTACTGTCGACCTTATGGTCTGACCTACGGCTTTTTCAGTTGCTTCGAGTGGCTACGCATTTCAGCGGACGAGCTATGCAACACGTTTGCTTTTGATTCGGTGACAGCGCTGTGTGTTCCGCACTACAGACCTTTGCTTTCTCTGTCACCGTCGAACGAAAAAAAATCCGCCCGCAAGTTTCCTCGTCTCCGAGAAATAGCCACTCGAACTTGCAGGCGGATTATATATGGAGTTGCAATCCATAGTCCTATTTGTACTGCAAGAGTGGGCTACCAAAAGCAGCACAACAAAGGTATGGATTATTGTTGAAAACTGCAACACTATTCACATAAATTTTCATATTTTTTCTTTTGTTTCCGGTTTTAGCACAGCAAATAAAACAAAAAAGTTTTCTATATAACAAGTTTGTTTTGTTTATTGATAATAAACCACTATATTTGTCACAACAAAAACACTTATAGCCATGAGAATGTATACCAGAGCTTTCAATAGGATGAGCGAACTTAACAAATTCGTAAATGAGAATGGAATCCAGAAAGACAGCATAGTCAGTATCTTCCAGTCAGTCGACGAGACATACCTCCTTGTATATTATGGCGAGTAGTTCTGCACTTACACCTGATGAGTACAATGACCCTGTGTACTACTGTCGTGATTGTCATTCGCTGAAGGTTATCATAAACGAGAGTCTTGCGAATGACGAGTGGGACGGGTCGTACTGCGGTGATTGCGGTTCTGCCAATATCGGTGAGTGCTGTTTCGGTGAGTGGCTTGACGTTGAGAATGCGAATGCTGAGCGTGCGAGGGCTAGGGAATGGAACAGATAACGAGGGTTGACGGGAGGCTTTACTATGGTACGAAACAGTGCATGTCAGTCGATGACGCCTATTCAAGATTTCGTGACGACTATCACCGCTCCCTCGGACGGGAAAAGAGTAACAGACTGGACAGGCTTGGACAGCGGAAGGAGAGAATACATGGTTTCGGTTTCGTGTTCTCCGGAGACGTATCCGATCTGGAAAGGTTTGGTGGCGGGAAACGTTACAGGTGCCGACTCATGGGTCTCGTCGGAATCAGTTACGTGAGGGGTGTGGGTATATGGGACTATCCGGATGTCGTGGATGCAGACTTCGACGATTGGCTTGACTGGATATTCTCGCGGGGAAACAAGTCTCTCATTACAACAGGTATTTGCGACAAGGTAGGAAGGACAAACAAAAGAAAAAATACAAGATACAGATAAACCAATTAATATTTAAATGCAATGGAAGAAAAGAAACAACCAGTAATGCAGCCGGTACAGCCGACTAAGAAGCTCACTTATGAAGAACTCCAGCATGCTGCCAGTGAACTTCACACGCAGTACCAGAAACTTGCTCAGGAGTATCAGAAGGTAGTGGCAGCCCTCAACAACAGGCAGTTTGACTATATGTCATTCTTGCTTCAGATGCTTTTCAAGGTTATGGAGCATCCGGAGATGTATACTCAGGAGTTCGTGAAATGGGCATCTTCTAATATAGAGGATTCCCTGAAGGAATTTGCTCGGAGTATTGCATCGTCGTCTGAAACCGGTGAAGATTCCGAATCAAAAGACAATCACTCGGATGAAGCCGAATAATGTCTTTCTCGTGCCGTGTACGGAGAACTCGTTCTACAGATCGTGGATCGAGTTCTTAACTCCGTACCACAAACTCACGGCACGTGAGAAAGATGTTGCCGCGAGATTACTGATGCAGTATTTCCGGTTCAGAGATAATGTCCCTGATGATGATGTACTGCGTGAACTGATGTGGTCAAAGAAATCCAGAACGGACATCATGGCATCTCTCGGAATGTCGCAAGCTCATCTGCAGATGATACTCGCAAAGCTGAAGACAGCTGGTTTTTTAAAGGATGGCAGCATTAATCCACGTTTCCTTCCACATAAAGTGCAGGGTGAATCCCGGTTTATGCTTCAGGTTGTGTTTGACTGGTCATCTGAGAAAAATCCTATAAGGCATGGGGAGGAGAAGGCTTGAGGATGCGGATGTCTTGTTGGTGTCGAAGAATCTTGGAGTTCCGGTGGAAGAAGCCAGAAGGATTGTTCACTCGTTCTTTGATGACATTGGCTCAAGAGCACGGCGGCTTCCGTTCGCTGATACAAGCAGGATACATAAGAGGAACTCATTTGACAAGTATCTGTTTGCTGTAAATATCCCTTATGTCGGACGTATTGGCCCTGTGTACAGCCGTTACTTGAAGTGGCTTGAGAACGAATCCGGAATGTCCGGTCAGGAGCTGCGTAAGGCACACCGTGGGAGATTGACAAAAGATGAGGTTGAGTCACTTGCAGCTGATATACTCTCCGGAAGAACTCCCAATATTCCGGAAAGAAAAAAGGGAAATGAAATTTATAAACGTATATGGCTTGTGGATGCGGATGGAAAACGTCTGGCACGACAAGTCTTTCCTAAAAAAGATTAAGTAATGTTTAAGATTAAGAAGGTAAGGCCGCTGTTTACCGGTATCGTTACCACGGCGAAAAAGTATGTCGGAGAAGTGAAGACTTCAGGTGGTCTTCTTCTCGATACAACCAGGATGGAGGGTAGCCTCAATCCGTATCAGACTGTAGTATCTGTAGGCGCAATGTGCAAGGATGTAAAACCTGGGGATGTTGTGAAGTTGAACTTTAAGAGATATGCAAAGGCGAATCATGCTCCGGGGGCTATTGATGAGGCTCAAAACAAACAATTCGACAATCTGTCTATAGTGTACGAGATACCGATGATAGACATTGACGGTCAGGAATGTTTATTCCTACAGTCCAATGATATAGAATATGTAGTTGAGGATTATGATGTTGACGAGGGTGGACTTTTGCAATAATTAAAATACTTATTATATGGCAACTCAAAAGATTAGCGCGGATGAGCGCAGGTGGCGTGCTGAAGAAGACGCAAACACTATGGCAAGGTATGAAGAGATAATGTCCGACAAGGCACGCAGGTCTGCTGCCGTGAAGATGGCACAGTCAAAGGCTACTGACCTTAACAAACGTGCTGCCATTATGAATCGTGTAGCAGGTATGAAGCCTTCAACAAAGAAGAAGTAGTATGAAGCTGATAGAGTTCGATGGTGTTGATTTCAAGGTAGCTGACGAGGCTTTTCTTGTACGTCCCATACGTGAGTTGTTTCATAGAGATGGAACAAAAAGGAAGGAAGAGTTCTGGAGACAGATGTCTTATCTGTGGTTCATGTGTGATCCGAGAAGTACATACATGTATATCACAGATCAAGATAAGCGTGCTGCTGAAATAAAGAAAACGGAAGGTTTCGATGATGACTGGAAACCCGATGAACTTCTTGTGGAAGCTATGGATGCTTATAGGAGACAGACCACTACCACTGCTTCCGTCTTGCTTGAGGGTATGCGTAAGGGAATTGACAAACTTGTAATGTTCTTCAATGAATTTGACCTTTTTGCTCTTGACAAGAACGACAGGCCCATATATCAGGTTAGTACGATGACAGGCGCATTAAAGCAGATACCTGACTTGGCTAAGGCTCTTGCCGATGCTGAAAAGGCTCTTGCCAAGGATTTCATGGAGGAGGATAAGGCACGTGGTGGACTCGAAAAATCAGTTGCGGAGGATTGGTAATGGAACATAAATCTGTAAAGGACTTTAGTGTAACAACACTTGAGATTGGCGGTTTGGTCGGAGCATTCTCAGCTCTGCATCTCCCGTTCGGCAAGGACTGCGGTTCCATTGCCGGGAGTGCTTATGAGATGGATAATCGGGGGAAGCTTACATATTGGTCATTCATCACACCGTCGGATGGCGACATGAGCCTTCTGGAGAAGCTTCGTTCGCATGGCGATGAACATGCTAAGGTACTTCGTGGTATCATGGTGTGGTGCGAGATCAATGCACCGCGTTACTGGTGGCAGGAGATGGCTACATACAGGATAGGTTCCGAGCAACTCAGTTCGGAGTCCACGATGCACATACAGGGAAAGGGGCTGTCTCAGGATGAGCTTGTTGAGATGAAGGAAAATTTGCCGGAGGGTTTTATGCAGAAACGTATTTGGATGTTCTCGTATCAGACTCTTGGGAGGGTTTATCGCCAGAGGAAGAATCATAGACTTCCGCAGTGGAGACTGTTTTGTGATTGGATAAGATCACTTCCATGTTCGGAACTTATTGTTGGAGCAGAAAAGTAGATGGCAGACACTGTAATCATACCAACCAATGACTATCAGACTCCGATAACGAAGGAGCTGCTTGATATGTACCCGGACGAGGTGCAGGAGCAGTTCCTTGAGTTCGTTGATACAGTACCTCTTATAAAATACATGATAGGTACTGATAGAAAACGTGCCCGTGATTTGGCAAGGGATTCTAAGGGTAGGATTATAGTAGATATAACTCATCCTCATATACTGGAGGATATGGACTACTTCCGTCCTGCTGCAAAGTTCTTTCAGGAGAACAAATGTTATACTTTGCTTCAGCCTAATTCTAATCCAAAGAGCGAGTTTGGTAAATGGCTTTCTGAAGAATTTAGACGTTGCCGTGAGGGTTATGTCCGTGAATCTGATGGCGAGTGGGTCACTGGGCAGATGTATTGGTTTCTCAACTACTGTCCGATAATGCTGAACAGACTTGCTCCAGGTTCTGATATATATGTTAGAGTTGAGGAGTTTCCTGATTTTTGGGAAGGTATCTATTACAGATTTCATTATATAGATCAGGCTCGTCATGCTGGAAAACACTGCATGGAACTTGCCAGACGTGGTGCTCATCCTTATAGTCAAAAAGTATATACTCCAGATGGTATAAAATCTTGGGGGGATATAAAGATTGGGGATAGACTGTTTGGAACACATGGCAATATAACGACAGTTATAGATATTCCATTTGACGATATGGCAGACGTGTATAAGTTCACATTAAGGGATGGAAGAATCATATATGCCTCTGACGACCACATTTGGAATGTGATTAGAAAAAATGGCAAGGTGACGCAGCGAACCACAAAAGAGCTGTTGTCGAACTATTGCCTGCAAAGACCGAAAACTTACAGAGTTCCTTCAGGAAAAGAATATCAGTATTTTATTCCTTCCAATCAGGGAGTTGAGTTTGGTGACAGTGTACTCCCGATTGATTCATATACATTTGGTATTCTGCTTGGTGATGGCTGCTTCAGAACAACTGGTTACAAGAATCAAGTTACAATAACTGGAATAGAGGAGGATATATCTCATTACGCCTCACAGATACCATATCCTGTGTATAAGGTTTGTTCTGATAATAAGACATGGTCAATAAGGCTGAATATAAATTATTTATATTCTGAAGGTCTGTGGATGAAAAAATCTTCGGAGAAGTATATTCCTGCTATTTACAAATATAGTTCACGGAATGACAGGTTGAAACTCTTACAAGGATTGTTTGATACTGACGGCTATGGTGCCGCTCAGGTACGTGCTCCACAAATAAGCACATCTTCATTCAGACTTGCGCTCGATATTATGGAAGTTGCGAGAAGTCTCGGATATAATTGCAGTTATATAAAAGAAAATGCAGGCTATAAAAAAGATGGTGTTTTTGTCCATTGCGCAGACAGCTATACTGTTACTGTCTATTCGGGGGATGAGATTTTTACGCTACCTCGGAAGAAATCTCTAATAGATACAAAATCAAACGAATCAAGAAAAAGGAAAACAGGCATAGTCGATATTACCTATGTTGGAAAAGAGTGGTGTAAGTGCGTTACTGTGGATTCTGATGATTCATCATATCTCATAGGAGATTTTGTTCAAACGCATAATTGCGGTAAGTCGTACTCCCTCGCATCACTTATGTCACATAACCTCATACTTGGAGAAAATGAAGTTGCTAAGGCACGTGTTACGACTGTTTTGACGGCAGGTACAAAGGAGTACCTTGCGGATAAGGATGGTACGTTCACGAAATTTTCACCGATGATAGACTTCTGTGCCAATAACACATTCTTTCCGAGGCTGATGCTGAAGCGCTCTCCATCTGAGATGATATGGAGGATGGGTTACAAGAATAGCAATAAGAATGAACTTGGTTCCCTAAATTCGGTGATGGGTCTTTCTGTAAAGGATGATGAGGGAAAGATTCGAGGAAAACGAGGGTATATCTTGTTTGAAGAGATGGGTAACTACGCGAACTTCAAGGAGGTTTGGGATAATGTGCGTGACTCAGTTAAGGAAGGAAGTCATGTATTCAGCCTTTTGTACGCGGTAGGTACTGCCGGCGATGACGAGTCTGACTTCTCAGGTGTCCGTACAATTCTTTATAATCCTTCAGCGTATGAGGTTTATGCACTTGATAATGTTTATGATAAAGTAGGCAAGGGTACAAACAAGTTTGCATATTTCTTTCCATCATACATATCAAGAGCCGGATGTATGGATAAGGATGGAAACTCAGATGTCGTGAAGGCTCTCTTTGAGATACTCATGGAACGTTGGATGGTAAAGCAGGGTGGGGATGCCAAATCACTCTTATCCAGAATAGCGCAGATGCCTGTCACTCCTGCTGAGGCAATCCTCAAGGTGAAGTCTAATTTCTTCCCTGTGACAATGCTCACAGAAAGGCTGAGACAGCTTGACCAGGACCCGCATGCCTACGACGACGTGTATGTTGGGACTCTTATTGAGGTGAATGGTAAGGTTGAGTTTCGAGCAACGGATGATGTTCCTATAAGGCAATGGCAGGTTGACAATACTAATCAAGGCGCTCTTGAGATATACGAGATGCCTGCTTCCGGACATATACCAAGCAACAGGTATATAGCAAGCTGTTTAACTTCAGGTCAACTTGTTCATACTGATTCGGGTCTTAAACCGGTTGAAGATGTGACGCTTGATGATATGTTGCTAAATAAGGATGGTGAGTATGTTAAAATAAAAAATTTACAACGTCATCTTGAATTTGATGAGCCTGTATATTCAATAAAATTGAATGATATTTATGATAGAACTGAATTGACAGGAAATCATCCTGTATATGCCGCCACTCCAGAAAAACATTATCATAAATGGAGTGTCCATTTGGCTACAGGTCTTCCTGCCGTATATTATAAATATGACTTCAAGTTTAAGCGTACAGATGAATTGAAGGTTGGTGATGTTGTACTGTCTCCTGTTCCGTATTATGAAGAAAAGGGTATTCCATATAATCTATGGGAACGTCCAACCAGGAAAGGTCTTCGATATATGGATAATCCTTTAGACTCATGGAAATTTTGGTGGATAGTTGGGCTTGTGCTTGGTGATGGCTGGTGTGGAGACTACACAGTCACTGTATCATTCAATGCAAAAGAGGAACAGTATATTTCTCGATTCAAAAATGCTGTTTCTGAGGTCTTTCATCGAAAAGTACATGAATGTAAAAACAAAGGTACTTGTGTGGAATATCAGTTTTGCAGTATGCAATTCTGCTTGTTTTTCACAAAGTGGTTTGGGAAATATGCTGAGAATAAACATATATCAGAGTGGGTTAAATTCCTTCCAAAATCGTTACGTCTTGCGCTTCTTACCGGTTATCTTGATTCTGATGGGTGCTGTACAGAGAATACAATGGAATTTGTGTCGGTAAGTAAGACATTGCTCAGAGATGTGCAGGATATGCTATTGTCTATAGGAATAATATCAGGACTTAAAAGACTGCGAAATAAACATGCCTTCTTTTTTGCTGGAAATGGCAATAAAGTATCATTTGGAAAAGAAACATTCAGTCTTGCTGTTGCGCGTGCAGGTGTGGAGCGTTTCTCCAGCCTGCTTGGAGGCAGAGATTTGAAATTAAGAAAATTCAATTATAGAACAACAGCAAATCATGCAATTAAAAGATGTTGGTTCTCTGACGATTTCAAGTATGTGTATTATAGAATATCTGATATATCTGTTAGAAAATACAACGGTATAGTCTATAATTTTGAATGCGACACTCATACATACATGTGTAATAGACTTCCTGTGCATAATTGCGACCCAGTTGATAATGATCAAGCTGTATCAACATCCTTTTCATCAACATTTGTCTTTGATCTGTTCACTGATCGGATAGTTGCAGAATACACTGGGCGAATGCCGTTTGCGGATGATAATTTTGAAATGACACGGTTGTTATGTATGTTCTATAATGCTACAGTTTTATTTGAGGCTAACAAGAAAGGCTATTATGCGTATTTTGCGAAGAAGCATTGTACATGGCTGCTTGCAGACTGTCCGGAATATTTACGGGACAGGCAGCTTGTGAAGTATTCGATGTTTGGCTCTGCACAGAAGGGCGTGACGGTTAACGCTCCAATAATTGGGTTTGCCAATGGACTTATACGTGACTGGCTCTGCAAGACAACGGCGGTTGAGGTTAAGGATGAGCACGGACAGGTTACAATCCAGCAGATACCTAATCTTTACAGGCTTCGCAACAGGGCACTTATTGAAGAGTTGATAGGATATTCTCCGGAAAAGAATACAGACCGTGTGCGTTCACTTGACCAGCTTATGCTGTACAGGGAGCAGTTTATGATACTGTATGGCGGTTCACCTGAATCGGAGGATGTATCGAATGATGATGTTTCGTCGGATGAGTTCTTTGATCGTGATTGGAAGAGACAGGCAGGATCTTATGAGGATTTTTATGAACACATGAAGCAGTTTTTCAAATGATTAATAAGTATCTGAATAAGAAGACAGAAATTGATGGTCGAGTGTTTGACTCTCGCAAGGAGGCTAAACACTATTTGTACTTGAAGCAGTGTGCAGCAGATGGATCTATTAGCGACTTACGTATGCAGGTTCCGTATGAACTTATACCGGCAGTGTGGGAGGAGCGGGTCGTACATCTGAAGACAAAAGACAAGACTGTCAGACGGCAAGTGCAAAAGCCTATAACGTATGTGGCTGATTTTGTGTATGTTAACAATATTACCGGGGAGACTATAGTAACCGACGTAAAAGGTTTTAGGACCAAAGAGTATTATCTTAAGAAAAAGATGATGAGAGCACTTCTTGGCATTTCTATAACCGAAGTATGATACTATGAATCTTGTTAATAAAACAAAGTGTTTTATTTAAAATAAATAAAATTGTTAGTTACCGCCAAGTGAATCACTTATGGCGGTTTTTTGTTTTACATATATAGGTATTTTTGCCGCAAACAAATAAATGGAGAACTAAAATGGATGAATTAGGATTTGATATCGGTGGACTTCTCTCAGAGGAGGAAGCCGAGCAGCTCTTTGAGGAACAGGCGGTTTCAGAGAAAGATGGTACGCCTGAAGAAACAAACAAAGAAAAACCCGCTGAGGAAGCTGAGGAAACCGAAGCTCCGGAGGAAGTAGGCGAGGAAGATAATAAAGAAGACGGGAGCAATGCCGCCGTTCAAGAGGGCGACGGTTCTTCTCCAAGCATTTATTCTTCCATTGCCAGAGCTTTGAAGAATGACGGCATATTCCCCGACTTCGATGATGACGAACTTGGTTCCGTGCAGTCTCCGGAAGACTTCGCTGAACTTTTTGAGAAGGCCATAACGTCAAAGCTTGACGAAAGGCAGAAACGTATAGATGCCGCACTTGGTAATGGTGTTGCTCCGGACACGGTGAAGATGTATGAGCAGACATTACAGTATCTCGGTTCTATAAATGAGGAAGTGCTTTCTGCTGAAGGTCAGGATGGTGAGGACTTGCGAAGGCAACTTATCTACAATGATCTTATTAACCGGGGTTATTCCGACGAGAAGGCCCGCAAGGAAGTTGATAAGTCATTCAAGTCCGGTAGTGATGTTGAGGATGCAAAGGATGCACTCGAATCACTTAACGACTTCTATGGAAATGGCTACAAAAAAGTTCAGGAAGATGCCAAGAAGCAGGCTGAGGAATTTCGTGCTGCCCAGAGGAAACAGACGGAAGATTTCAAAAAGTTGGTGCTTGATGACGAGGTGAAGATAGGTGACGTCAGTCTCGACAAGGCAACTAAGCAGCGTGTATTCGATGCAGTTTCAAAGCCTGTATTTAAGGACAAGGACTCCGGAAAGCTTCTAACAGCGGTACAGAAATTCCAGAAGGAGCAGCCTCTTGAGTTTTTGAAGCAACTCGGGATGTGGTATGTCCTCACTGATGGCGGAAAGAGCATTGACGGATTCACAAAGGAGCAAGTTCGTAAGGAAAAGAACAGAGCAATCAAGGAACTTGGACGTAAGATAAACACATCGTCCATCGGTCGTGATGGCTCGCTCAGATACGTTTCCGGCAGCGATGGTGGATCTGGAGACCCGATACTGTCAGACGGTTGGAAAGTAGGCTGGGGTGACACGAACATTTAAGTTTAACTCAAAATTTTTAGAACTATGCCAGGACGCATAAGCAACAATCAAATGGTTGGCGTTACTGCGTGGAAAGGTACGGTCACAAAGGACAATCACCTTTACGGACTGTTCCGAACCAACCCGCAGATGGCCAGCGACGTAATGACTGTCCTCATGAGCAGCATGCATCTTCCAACGCTCGACACGTACCTTTCAAAGGAGGTTCCAGTGCGCGAATACGAGGATGATTCTGAGCTGTTCTGGGACGTGGTAGCTTCATCCAGAAGGAATATTCCTCTTGTTGAAGCAAGGACAATGAGCGGAGTTACTGTTACTGCCGGAAGCGGCAATATCGGACAGAACTTCGAGCCTTTCTATCTGGTATTCCCTACAGACTGGTTTGCTCTCGGGGAGGTGCTCTGGGGTGAACTCAATGAGGTATACCCTATGATCGTAAAGGAAGAGGGACGCCAGGAAGGAACAAACACTGTATATCTCGTTGAGATGTTCGGTGCTGATGGAGCAAATGGTATTCCTGCTGAGCAACTTCTTGCTGGAAGGAAATTCAGCTGGGCATACGCTCCTGTGGAGGAGAACTTCTCACGTAAAGTAGGTGATGTGAGATTCTCAACGCCGGTTTCTATGCGTGGAGACTGGCAGCGTGTCCGTCTCCAGCACAAGATTGGTGGCAAGGAACTCGGAAAGAGGCTTGCTGCAAACATTCCTGTATCGAGGGAAGTTAACGGTAAGACCGAGACTGCCATCGCATCAAGGTGGATGCTCGCTGTTACATGGAAGATTGAGGAGACGTGGAACGAGTACAAGAATAACGCGCTTGATCGTGGTGTATCAACCAGGATGGAGAATGGCGAGTACTCCAACTTCGGACTTTCCGGTCTTGCAAACAGGCAGGGTTCAGGATTCCGTCAGCAGCAGGCAGCGGGAAACCAGACATACTACACTAAATTCCGAATCGGTCTTATCGAGGATGCACTCTATGGTATCTCGGCAGGAAAGCTTGATTTCAGCAAGAGGAAATTCGTAATCCGCACTGGAGAACGCGGCGCAATGCTGTTCAGCAAGGAGGCCAAGAAGGAGATGTCAGGTTGGATTCCACTCTATGGAGGTACAAGCAATGTTCCTTACATCAAGAGCGGAGCTTCAACAGATTTCGCACCTAACGGAGTATCTGTTACTGACCTTCAGATAACTAAATGGATTTCGTCTAACGGGCTTGAAGCAACTATCATGATTGACTCAAGCAAGGACGATCTTCAGACAAACAAAATCATGCACCCACTTGGCGGTCCTGCGGAGTCATATCGTTTCGATATTTTCTACGCATCTGATGAGGAGCAGCCAAACGTGCAGAAATGTATGGTCAAAGGTCAGCCGGAGTTGCGTGGGTATCAGTGGGGTCCGTTTGCTAATCCGTTCACGGGAGAGATGAACAATGCTTCAGCTTCCTTTGATGAGGATGCAGCAGTTGTACACTACAAGGCTACACTTGGTCTTGTGATTTACGACCCGACAAGGTGTATATCGCTTATACCTGCAATACTTCAGGCTTAAAACAGTTAAAAAGGAGAAGATAAAATGGAAAAGAAAACTGAAACAAGAAAAAAGACTGATGAAACAATGACTGGAGCAATGGTAAATCCGCTGCGTAACGAAAGGATCTATGTACGCTTTGTCGCCAAGGACAACGGTCTCCCAAAGGGACACGTGCTCTCCGGCGGCAAGGCGGATGGAGCCTTCACGAGCCTGTGTGTTCCTGTGCTCCGTTCAACCGGTTCATATAAGAATGTGCTGACAAACGAGGAGAAGGACTTTCTTGAGGAAGCTCTCGGACTTGACTACAATGCGCTTTCAGTGTATAAGAAGGAGAATAACTATTGGGATAATTACAGTGTCTCACTTAGCAAGGAAGGAATGCACCTTGATTTGTCTGACCCGGAGGATTTCATAAAGTATAAGGTTCTTCTTGCTAACAGTGATATTGTAGCGCCTTCAGTAAAGGAGCGTATAGAACGACCGAAGGTGACGTACCAGTTTGAGATTGTGCGTGACAATGAAGAGGCTGCGCTTGAGAACTCCAAGATGGATGCGACGATGTCTTCATATAAAGAGTTTGGCAAAATCGAAAGCGATAGTGATACTATGCGCGTGCTTGTTGAGCTTCTCGATGGAAGACCGTATGCAGCCAACACAAAACCAGAGTTCCTGCGTGCGAGAATAAATACTCTCATACAGGCTGATCCTAAGAAGTTCCTGGCATCGATCACTGACCCTCTACTTCATATAAAGGTTGTGATACGTAGGTCACAGGAGCTTGGAAAAGTCGTTAAGAGAGGTGATTACTATTATCTTGCATCTGATGGATCTCCGCTTTGTGATGGTAATGAGAATCCAACTCTTCCTGTTGCGGCTCGTTTCCTCAATATGCCTGCACATCAGGATATCAAGTTCATACTTGAAAGCGAGGTTGATAAGAACAGAATTTAGTCATGAGAAGTGTAACGGAATGGATGCAGGCCTTTAACCTGCTGTACAACAACATAGCAAGTGACAAGGCTCCAGGCCTTGAGCCGTATGAGATAAGCCGGTTTCTCACTGATGCACAGAATGCAGTGGTAGTTGCCCTTTATAGGGGCACTATCGGTGCTGCCTTCGAATCAAATGAGGAAGTGACGGCATATCTCGACACGCTTGTTAGGCAGTGCAGCGGGAAAAAGATAGCGCAAGAGGAGATGTCACCTGTGCTTTCCCAGCTTAGGATTGATGATAACTCCACCATTTTCGAACTGGATCAGACTAATGGAGATGTTCTTTTCCGTACATGGGAGGGATGTAAAATCGCCTCATCTTGCGGGGATATTTTAGTCCCGGTCATTCCTGTTACGCAGGATGAATATTGGAGAACAGTACGTGATCCGTTCAAGAAACAGAATGACAGACGTGTATTAAGACTCTCCTTTGCTTCTGTCACTTCTCCAGAAGCCTTTTCAGTAGTTAAGTATTCGGAACTTGTCAGCGATGCTGAAATAAAATCATATTCAGTTCGTTATATCAGAAGACCGTCCCCGATAATACTTGAGGAACTTCCTGCTGGATTAACTATTGATGGACAAACGACGGCGATGACATGTATGCTTCCGGAATCACTTCATCAGACTATACTTGCCGAGGCAGTTAAGATGGCCAAGGCAATCTGGAATTAGAGAAAAAACAAACAAAAACAGTTTCCGATATGAGAAATTTCAACACAAACCAGACACGTCACTTCTACACGGATAAGATTGCCGTTAATGGAGTGACCACTTCAGTAGAAGTCGAGTCGGTAAAGCCTGAAGCAGCGGCAGATGCAGTTGCTCTGTTCTTCAAGGGGACCAATGCCGACGGACTTCCTTATCGTTCAGACCTCGTGCCTATTGACAAGATCGTCAGTCTTAAAAAGACTCCAGCATCTGCAATGGCTACGCCGCTCATGAAGCACACAATCACAATCAACACTGGTGAGTTTGCAGATGTCGCTGCACTTGCAGGAAAGCTCTTGAAGCTCAGCATAACAGTGCATCAGGTGTTTGATTATGATGACTCTAACAGTATTACGTTTACTGTCGAACACAAGGTTGCAGCTAAAGAAACGGCAGCGAACTTCTACAAAGCATTAGCTGATGCAGTCAAGGCTGCAATGCCTACGCCAGATTCACAGTATCCGTATTTCACGGTTGAGTCTTCAGCAAATAGTCTCGTTCTTACTGAGGCTCCTCAGAAATATATTCGCGGAAAGCTTACCGGTGAGCCTGTACACTTCTCAGTGTCATTTGGTATTGCACAGGCATCTTATCTTGATGATGCTGATGTAGCATGGGGAGTTGATACCGTTGAGAAATCAGACAAGACAGTCCCTGCGAACTATGTTCTTGCAGACCTCGAATACTTTGCTTTCGGTGAGCGTGGAGATTACTTCCGTGGTAATAATTGGCCAAACAATGTTGAGCCTACCTACGCCATTAACCCTAAGAGCACTGATGCGTATTCAGTTCTGACAGTTGAATATTACTTGGCAGGTAATGCGGAGAATGTGCAGAAGTCACCGAGACTTATACAGGTTGCAGCTGTAGATGTTGATGCAATGTACAACAAGATTGTAGCATTGCTTCCGCCTACAAATGCTGGTGTGGCTAAAGCAATTGCCGATGCAAAGCTTGGCGCGTAGTCGAACTATAAGTAAAATATTTACATTCTTTAACAAAGGGGGTTGGGTCTGCAAATCCGACCCCTTTTCTTTTTACATTTGGGCAAAATAAGAAGATATGGTTATTTTTAGTGAACTTGCCCTTAGTGAAGACGGTAGCCGTCTTTCGGTTGAGTGCTCTGTTAGAGACTTGAGCATTTATGATGGGATGTATATAAAAAGCATAGCTGTTGAGTATTATGCAAATGCTCAGGTATCCGGTGAACCGAGTGAGAAGGCAATTCGTATATTCGATAATGCAGGTGCTGACAAGACTGTGAAATATGTTCGAACCTATCTCGATGCATCAGATGCTCGTGTAAAAAAGATGTTTGAGCTGTCCACATTTTCAGGAGGTCTATTCTACATTATAGTCGAGTGTGACGGAGAGCTTGGAGCTGCTGTTGCAGGTCTTCCGTGTGGCTATGATGAGACACGCGATACTGGTGTTATTCTGGATTGGTGCCTTCTGTATAGAATAGGCATGAATTATATTGCAGAAATGAATTGTAAATGTCATTCAGAATGTCGTAACCTTTCAGGTTTTGACGGCTTTGTGATATTGTGGCACTCGATACGTGTTGCATCAGAGTCAAAAGATCTGACGATGTTGAAGACTTTGTGGAAGAAGTTTCTGAGGGTTGTGTGGACAGTTGGGAAAAATATTTCAAGTAACTGCGGTTGCGGTAAATGATTTGATTATGGTTGAGGTTCTTGATGGCGATAAGGTACTCGGTTATCTTTCGGGTTATTTTGAAAGGTTGGCAAATGCTGGCAGTGTGTCACCAGCTACGTCAATGGACTTTGTACGGTATCTTTTCCTTGTTGACTTTGTTGATACTATGTATGGATTCCTGACTGAGGCTGATTATACTGAGATCGAGGCGCTGCTTTCAGAATTGTTCAGCAAGGGACATTGTTTGCTTTCGTATCCTGTATTTTGTTCACGTCGTATATCTATTGGAAAAGCGAAACTTGACACTGGAAATCTTAGAATTACCGAGGATGTATCAGAATTGAGAATTACAGAAGATGAAAAATTGAGAGGAATTTAGATATGGCAACGTTCAGAGAAATGGTATATATGGTGTTGGGACTTCTAAAGGAGAGGTCTGATGACGCATACTACACCGAGGAGCATGTTCTCTTTCTCGTATCGAGGATGCGTTCTGTTCTTCTCGAAAGAAAATATAGAGGGTCGAGGAATACTGCGTTTGTTCCGATGTCATCGGAGAATATGCAGACATTGTGTCTTGATCTTGAAGCTGCGGATTTCTCCGGCAGATGTAATGGAGCCTGGCTGAAGTCTGTCCAGAAGATTCCTGACATGCTTATGACTGACATTCTATATGCCAATACCATAAGTGACATGCTTCCGACTCAGGTTACGTTTGTTGATGAGAGGCGGATGCCGTATGTTGGTCACAATCCGTGGTTATCGAATATAATGTACTGTGCACGTTCAAAGGATGGTCATCTTTATTTCCGCAGTGGTAATCCGCAGTTCATGTTTCTTGAGAAGGTTATTACTACAGGTGTATTCTCAGATCCAGAAAAAGCATCTGCCCTTGAATGTACTGTTGGCGGAGATAGTATTGAATGTGATGTGCTTGATAGAAGATTTCCACTTGAGGATTCTCTCATACCACAGTGCATTGAACTTGTAATTCAGGAATTGACAGGAGCGCGATATGCACCGGAAGATAAGATAAATGATGCCAAGGATAACCTTGGAGAGGTGAAGGTGACGCAGCCTACAGCGTCTGCAACGCAAAAAGCAAAGACAGATGAAACTGGCGCTTAATGGACAAGGACACTACACGGATTTTTCTGGTGGATACGACCTTTATTTAAGTAGGTCACGGACTGATAGATGTGTTGACCGTTCGACTTACTGCAGGGTGGTTCGTGAATATTGCAAACTACTTGCTGACAGGCTTATTGAATGCGGAATTGTTGACCTCCCGAAGGAGCTTGGGACGATTGCGGCAGTTACGATAACACGAAAGCCGCAGTATCGGGGGAAGAAATTTATTGGGTATGGAAAGATGGACTGGGCTGCCGGTCATTATGATGGTGTATTGAAAACATTTGGCATAGCATATCTTCCCAAGCATGGCAGAAATGCCAATCTCAGATGTCTTGGTTTCGTTGCAAATCGCAGACTTTTTGGGAGACTGAAGGAGAGAAGCTTATCTGATAATTGTGTATGGACACCACTTGAATTTAACGATGAAATGATATGATACAGACTACGAATATAAGGAGAATACTGGACAGGATAATGCGGCATCCTATGCTGCGGGACATCCCTTTTGAGACTGCTGTGGAGTATACGGTAGATTTTATTTCATTGCTTGGAACGCCAGCCTTGTATGAGGAGAAAACGTCAGTTGTAAACATAAAGGAATGGCGTGGACAACTGCCATGCGATTTCGTAAATATGATTCAAGTTCGTGTAGCATCACGGAATGGGAAAGGTCTTGTGTACAGATATTCCGGAAATTCGTTTCATCTGTCACCGGATAAGTCTCCGCTTGAGGGCATGGAACTCACGTACAAGATACAAGGTCTTGTCATCTTTACATCCACAAAGGATACGGATATCGAGATAGCGTATAGGGCATTCGCAGTTGATGATGAGGGTTATCCCCTGTTGCCGGATAATGCAAGCTTTCTTCGGGGGCTTGAGAACTATATTAAGCTACAGTGGTTCACTGTACTTTATGATATGGGAAAGATACCACAGGCTGTGATGCAGAACACACAGCAGGAATATGCGTGGGCAGTCGGAGATGCACAGAGTGAGTTTTCAAGGATGTCACTTGATGAGGCTGAAACTCTGTTCAACTCATTTAAGACATTGTTACCAAGGAATGATGAGCATTGGCGTGGTTTCTTTACCAATGGTGCAAAGGAAATATGGAAACATTAGGATATGAAACAGAAGGAGTTCATACTTATAAATAAGGGAATGCGCAGGGATTTGTCAGTGTCGAAGGCTGGAGAATCCTCAGCTTACGAGAATCGTAATGTGAGGATTACCGCCACCGATAAGGACACCCTGCTTTCAGTTACTAACGAGCGTGGAAACCGTGATGCCGGTGTTGTCTTTGAAGGTGTCCTTGTTGGCTATGGTGTGCTTAACGAGTTTGTACTTCTTTTTACGGAAGATAATGGTATAAGCCGGATATATCGTGCAGAACTCTATGACGATACATTCCGTACAATCCTCATATTTTCAGGAAAACTTGGGTTCAGCGCAGACTATCCCATTGAAACTCTTGTTGACTATGAGACTGATGATGTGCAAAAGATATACTGGCTTGATGGAAAACATGTGTTGAGGTTTTTGAACTTCTCGGACAGCAGTTTGAAAAAGCACTTGGTATCAGGTGATTTGTATAATGATCCGGTATTCGACTTTGCAGAAGATATAACTTGGTTTGATAGTGACAGACCATCTTCCAGTGCTCCATCTGTAACTATAACAAAAGACAACGGTGGAAATTCACGTGCAAACGGAGTGGCACAGTATTTTATGACATATTATAATAAGAACGGACAACAGACTGGTATAATATGGTCATCTCCACTTATATATCTTTCACCAGATGGCAGGGGCGGTGCCGCAGACGGTTCGAATAGCAATAGGATCACTGTCACTGCGTCGGAGATTGATAACACATTTGACTATGCAAGACTCTATATGATTGTACGGACATCGCTTGATGGTCAGACAACTGGATATATTGTAGGTGAGTCTTCGGTTTCCGAAGGAAAGGCTGTATTTGTAGATGATGGTTCTCATCTTGAAACAGCAGATCCTGCCTCTTTTATCTTCCTTGGAGGAAGTGGTGTTATCGCTGGGACTATGGCACAGAAAGATGGTACATTGTTCCTCGGAAATCTCACGTCAATAGGAAAAACTGGAACACAAAAAATAGAGGAAGCAATAAAAGATACGGCTTTTTATCTGACTGGAGATAGGTTTAAGTATGGAAAGGATTGGGAAAGCGCCATAGTATCCTTTAGATATAGTTCCTCAAAAGTCAGTGACGATAAGAGATGTCATATTCCGTATGTCTTGGCAGATGGTTATTATCCATACGAAAGCCAGCTGAAATACACTAATGCTCAAATAAGTACATTCAAGGGCGGTGAGAAATATAGGTTTGCACTTAGGTTTATCAAGGGTAATGGAACGATGTCAAAGCCATTTTGGATTGGAGACCGTGTAAATCCATACTATCCTAAGATGAGAAGTGATGATTCTGTATCACGTGTTATAGCCGAATGTATTGTTCCAGACGCTGTTATTCAGGCGGCTTCAGCCGATGGGTATGTCAGTGCACAACTTATGATTGCACAGGCGACATATGCTGACAGGTCAGTCAAAGCGCAGGGAATAGTCAGTCCGACTATGTTTAACCTCTTTCGTCGTACTTACGGTTTGACGTATGCCCAGTCATCATGGATGTATAGGATGCGCGGCGGAGACTGCCCATCACGGCATCTTGATACTCTTACACGTTCAGACAGCCCGTATGCTGAAATGCAATGCGCATGGTGGCCTGACAATTCTACGGTTCCGTCTGCGTTATATTGTACTGACTCTTCAGGAAAATTTGTTACAACTCCATACGGCTACACTGAATTTACTGCATTGAGGATTATAGTGACGATTGAAGCGCGTAAGGCTGGTGGTAAGATGGCATGGGTACGTTTCTATGCAAAATATTATAGGAATGTTGATGATGTCGAGGCATCTAAAACGTATGAATATATGCTTACCCCCGGTGCCTGGTGGGGTTGGAGGCAGTTGAAAGATAAGATAGTTGCTAACTGGCTTTCTGCATACGAGTCTGCGGATGTTCCAGCTGAATACAGGGTTACTGCCGGTTTTATGTACTCGAAACTTGATGAGGCAATGGGTAAGGCGACGAACTTTAAGCCGTACACTCTTACATATGCTAACCCGAGCGAGGATGGTAAGATACTTCTTGACTTTACAACACGCGATGCTTCTAAATTGTATGCGAAGCTTAATCGTGAGTATTACTTCGTTGATGAGAATGTTGTCACATTAAACTCACCTGAGATTTCTTATGGAGCAGTATCTCTTGACAGGAACAGCAGCATCAAGTTCCGTATAGTTGGAGTGGCAAGGATGACTGCAAACATCAGTGACTTTTCTGTAAATGTAACAGATGGCGAATATCCTTCCGGACCTAAGATGCCGTGCTTATTGTCTAATGTGAATGTAACAGACAAATGCAGTGGTTTGAGTGCATGGCCTCTGATAGCAGAGTACGGATACAGGAAAGTAAATGAGAATCAGTATGAGCAAGTTCAGGCACCGTATGCTTATATGGCATATATGTGGCAGAAAACAGGGAGTGTGCCCGCCTTCGGAACAGACAATACGCAATGGTCAAAACTGTCTAATAAGATTGTTGCTAATCTGCGTTATTCGCATTGGACTATATACAATGACTATAAGAATGGCAGCTGGGATGTCAGCCCTTCTGACATACGTCAACTGACAGGGTTAGGTGCCAAGCTTTATGAGATGAGGCTTGGTTCAAATACTGTAACATACTCTGCGGATATAGATGAGCTTGTTACCATGCCGGATAATACAGACTATCCTGTATTCTTTTCGTTGCAGGAGGTGGCAAAGGGACAGCAGCTTCAAATCAGCAGTGCAAAGAATGTCAACGATCCTGTACATCTCACATACAAGTCAGATGCTCATACAGTAATAGCTCTACCGGATAATGACGGGAAATCAACAATACTTCCTTATATGCGAGAGAATGAGCGCTTCAGTTTAGATGATGTAGCAGGTGACGGCCCTTATGCTCCGTGGAGCGGTGAGTCGTCGCTTAGCGGAAGAACTCTTATATATCGTGAAGTTGACTCAATTGAAGAACATGTGAGTAACTTGTCATACGGTTCTTATGGTCCGTTCAAAAAACTATCCGAAACCACATCATCAGGGATTGTCATCATGAGAGCGTCCCTTGCTGATATGGGAAGTTCTGCTGTATCTTATTTCAATAGGATGACTTCGTATGTCGGAAAATCATATCCCGGCAGAAGTGTTTATGCCTGCCTGAAAGATACGGACGGTTCTGTTCTTCTTGTTGATATATCAGGAGCAAAGACTGCTTCCGTACAAGTGAGATTATATAGAGATTCTGTGCTTAACCTAATTTCAATTGTGTTCGCGTCCGCGATGGCAATGTCGTCTGTACGTTTGGTTTTTTATGATGAATCAGGGCAGAAGACGCACGACGTTACTGAGACAGTCATAGGAACAGGTACGGACTATATGTTTAAAGAAAAGCCGTCAAAGTTAGGAAACTTCTCTAAGGTTGGATTTGTAGTGTCATTTGCAGCAACTTATACCTCTTCAGATGGTAGCACTCAGCCTGTTGTTCCGGCTCTTGATAAGACTGGTGCAGATGATAGGTTGGCTGCTGGCAGTTCTGCATTTTCAATAACAAATTATGCTGAATACATCGCTGTAGATGGACTTTACATAAATCCGGAAACTAATACAAGCGAGATTAAGTTTGCGGATGTCAGTTCATCCAAGGTACGATTCTATATTCTCGATGAAAAGCACAAGATGACATATTCCGGAGGATATTCTCCGAAATACAAATTACCATTACAGTCTAAATTCTCTCTTTCAGATAAGAAACTATTTACAAATGACTGCCCATATCTATATATAGGAGAGCTTTATCACGACTTCGATTCTGAGGCTGAAAATAAACCAGAACTTGATACTCGCTATGGTGGTATATCAGAAAGTGCTGTTGAGGGGAATACTTTTATTGAGGCAGGTTCGAGAACTCTTCTTACTGAGAGTGAAGATATAGACTCGTATGCAAAGACAGAGCTTGATTGTTCTGCACTGTATGATTATATATATAATGAAAGTAACTTGCAGTCATCAGATTTCAAATTACCTGTTGAGTTGTCAGGCAAGGCAGGTATTGCGGAGACGATAACTCTCCGTTCCCTTAATGCAATAAGTATTTCAGATATATTGCCAACATCAACCAACAAGTGTTCAGGATTATCAATCAAGCACGATGAAGACGGAACTTGGAAGAGCATGATTGCTGGTATGCCTGCTGCTCGTGTGGCGCTTTTGGCACAAGACCCGACATATACTGTTGCGATTTTGAGAAATGGTTATGCAAGACGCGGGAAATGGAAAAAGTACATCAATAAATACGGAATACTTCAGTCGACTCATACCGAGAGAGATAGCCGTTATAAGAAAATGCGTTGCGGCTATGCAAATGGACTTCCTACAAGACGTATGAGAATCATTGGTTATGATCTTATGATATGTTCGGACATAGACACCATGAAGGAGAAGTCCTGCACTTGGGGTGTTGGCGATACAAGAATTAACTACAATACAGCAACACTTGTATCGTCTCTTGGAACCGCCATTGTCCTGCCTCAACCGAAGAAATATAGTGTAACACGTGATGGACGTTTTTCAAGCAGGTCAAGTAAGGATCTTGTAGAACTATTCATAGGCCTGTATCATTACGAAGACGGGCAATGGAAACTTGCAAGCAACATAGTACAGGTTAGAGGCAGGGCTTCGGACAATACAAAAATATGGGAATTTGATAAAGAAAATATAGTACAGACTGCAACACAAAAAGAAAAGACTTCTACTGTTTAGGAATCGACGCTTGCCACATCTTTAAGACGTGCACAGCTCCATGCTAAAATCAGACAGAAGTCAGTACTGCAAATATAATGATAATTTTTATAATGACAATATGACACAGAAAGAATTGGTCGAACTGATAGTTGCTGACGTGAACTCACAATCAGGTCTCGTCACTGCATCCGTATCTCGTTCTGGAAAACTTGTCCTCACTGCGAAGAAATCAGGACAGTATACAGGACTGAAGTCGGCTTGTGTTCTTGATGGTGACAGAAGCCTGTCTTCCGGTAATTTCTCAAGTGGAGAGACGGAGAAGAAACTTGTACTTGTCGGAAATCAGGGCGATACTTATTTTCAGAGATGGGATGGCGTGAAGACGCTTGCTGCCGGCTCTGAGGATGAGAATCAAGTTATTGATGTTGCATCAGTAATGCTTGAAACCCACATCAATATTGATGGTCGTACAGATTTGGATAGAGGTTCAACTAAACTTGCAAGCATAGATTGGAGTTCGTTTGGAAAACTTAATTCTGTGTATTCGCAGTCGAATAACTTTTTCTCAGGAATAGACTTCGATGAATCCTTAAACCTTGATTCTTATCCATCATCTATAGCTTGGTCACTGACAAAGAATGCAGGTGCGGAGATTGATGAATGGACTCATATTATTCTATCCTCAACTCTTGCTCTTGACGGCGATAAAGGAGATGTGACTGCCTTAAAAAGATTTCAGAATAGTATATTAGCTTTCCAGCCTAAAGGAATATCCGAGATTCTGTTCAATTCCAGGACACAGCTCAGTACACAGGATGGTGTCCCAGTTGAGATAGGAAATTCAGGAAAGGTTGATGGCAAGAGGTATGTTACCGGAAAGTATGGCGTCACTAACAAATGGTCAATTGCCGAGGGAAAGTCAGCATTGTACTTTGTTGACAATATAAACAAGGCGTTCTGTTCGTTCACTGGAAGTGGAATAGACAATCTGTCTGAGAAACTCGGATTCGGTGCGTGGTTCAGAAGTCTAAATAAAACAGAAGCTTGGACTCCAAAAAACTTCGGTAATGTCCTTTCGTTCTATGATAGAATAAATTCCGATGTTTACCTTGTGCGTTCAGATCTTGATGGCGAGGCTCCATGTCTTGTGTATAGTGAGACTCTTGGTGCGTTTTCAAGTTTCTATGATTATGGTTCGATTCCTATGATGACTAATGTTGGCGATAGGTTCATTTCGTTTGCAAGACATCGCTTGTGGTTTCAGAATGAGGGTCTGTATTGTAATTTCTTTGGTAATCAGTATCCGTGGTGGGTTACGTATCGTGTAACTCCTAATCCTTATGGAGATAAGATATGGACTAATATTGAATATCGTGCGGATGCTTACAGGGTTCTTGATGAAGATGGTAGTTCTGTTGTAGGGGAAGGTCATCTCCTTGATGGCGGCGACTTTGCAGGAGAGCCTGGGATATATATGCCTGACGAGACGTTTGATCAAATAAAGGTATGGAATGAATATCAGCAGACGTCGAACATAGCGACATCTTCAATAAAGAAATTCCGTACATGGAGACTTGCTATACCGAGAGCAGTTGTAACTGATACAAATAAGTACGGTCTCGACAGAATAAGAAATCCTTGGGTTAATCTGAGACTTCTTAGAACTTACGGAGGAGATGCAGCGGAAAACCGTGACCTTATGCAACTTCATGATGTTACCGTTAAATACTTTGAATGATATGCTAACTAATGAGGAAATATATGGAACGATAAAGCAAGCTCAGACTTATGGCGGGAACAGTTTCTTTTCGCAGATGCGTAATGCTGGAGCTGGACTTAAAGCCTTGAACGAAATGAAGGGTAGCCTTACTGACGAGCAGATAGCCAAGTATGGTTCAGGTCTGAAAGCTAAGATGGCACAGGGCGCAGTCGGTGCTGCCGGGTCTGCGCTTAGTGGACTGTCATCAATTGTAGGAATCTCAAAAGATATGGCAAGTCTCGGAGATACATCTGCACAGGAGAATATGATTGACAGCATGAACTCCATGGGACGCGGAGATTATGGCTCGTTTGACCAGATAACATCTGATTATGGTGGTCTTCAGAATATGCAACCAGATCTTGATTATGATACTATACGTGGCGGCAGCACAAGCGAGAGGATAGGAGGAACAATATCGTCGACACTTGCTGGAGCAGCGGCAGGAGCACAGGTTGGAGGCGTTTGGGGAGCAGTGGGTGGTGCAGTACTCGGACTGGGCGCCGGGATAGGAAGTTGGTTGACAGGAAATGCAAAAGCGAAGACTAAACAGTCAATACTACAATCGCAGACTGATGCGGCACGTGACATTGCAGATACAAGATTGGCTACGGCAGTTGATTCTCTTGCAGAAAGTAATTATATGAATGACTACGCAAATAGGGCAGCTGCTGGTGGGCGTATAGAACGTAGAGCTACAAGTATGCGGACATTTGCTGATGCTATTATGAATAGGCAAAGGGTTAGTGACAGAACACACTCTGCCGGTATAGTCAGACGACACGGTGAGGGAGGAACAATAATAAGGATAAAACGATAACAGATATGGGAAAGTTTGATACACATGGAGGGTATTTCTCTCCACAAGGTTATCTGAGAGTAAATAAAGGAGGTTCTCATGATGAGAATCCGAATGGTGGTGTTCAGCTTGGCGTTGACAATCAGGGAATACCAAACATGCTTGAGGAGAATGAGCCGGTATATGATGATTTTGTTTATTCAGACAACATTCGAGCTGATGCGGAAATGTTAAAGAAATATCATATTCCGGAAAAGTTTTCCGGAAAGTTATTTTCGGAGATTGCAGACAGTTTTGTTGACGAAGCCGCTGAAAGACCAAACGACCCGGTTTCCAACAATGGTCTTAATGCAATGCTTGTACGTCTTGCTGATGCGCAGGAGGAGCAGAAGCAGCTTCAGCAGCAGAAGGAACTTGAGGAAGAATTATCAAAGATGTCTCCGGAAGAACTTGATGCTTTGGAGAAAATGCTTGCACAGCAGGAAGCAGAACAGGAGCAACAGGTATCTCCTGAAGAAGCCGCTGTGATGCAGGAGCAGCAGGCTGCTCAGCAACAGCAGATGATGCAACAATCGCAGATGCCTATCATGGCTAATGGCGGTTTTATACGCAGATTTGGTGACGGAACACCCGGTACGGTTGTTTCGGAAGATGGATTACTTCCTGAAGGAACAGCAATGCCTTTCAATGTCAATCCAGAAACAGGTGCTGTAAGTGGTGGTACTCTAATGCGTGTAAATCCCGAAACCGGAGAACTTATTGACAGCATCGAGCCGGCTCGTGTGGTCGCTTTTCCCGGCAAGTCACAGGCTTGGGTTGATGCGGAGGTTGGTCCGAGGAGTATAAAGAAAAAGGTCGCAGAAGGTACGGGACAGTTTATGCGCGATGCTTATGATGTGTTCAACGAGGCTAAGGCACCCTTCTATTTCGTTCCTGGAATAGGTACTGCCATGTCTGTAGCTGATGGCATTCACGGGGTGGCTACAGGCGATCCGGTTGAGGTAGGCCTTGCCTTGGCGCGGTTTGCCCCTAAAGGCAGCAAGGGCCTGGCCTCCGCAGTCAGAAATGCAGAGGGGGCGGGTGAAGGTACACAGGCTGTAGCTGATGTCGCAAAGAAGAAAATGAAACCATGGGTTAAGAAAATGCTGATAGGTCTTGGTGTCAATACTGGATTGAGCGCTGCGGCTGCCGGTGGATGGAAAGCCTATGACATCTGGGGTAATGCTCCGTCTAACGAGGTGAAACCGGAGTATCAGATAGACAGCGACCTAAATGATTATGCACATGGAGGGATGGTTAGGAAATTTGATAAGGGTGGATTGTCTACGTTACCAAGATATGCAGGTATGCTTATGAATGGAACAATGGGACTATATAATGCTTTTCAGAATCCAGACAAGTATTCAGTTCCAACATATAAACCAGTTTTACCTTCTGGAAGATTGAATCTCGTTGCTCCTGTATATAATCCGGTGGATGAGGAGCGTACACTCAATGCGGTGCTTGCACAGAATGCCGGTGATAGGAGAGCTTTGGCTAATGCAGGTCTTGGGCCTTCTACAACCGCTACACTTCTTGCCTCCGGATATAATGCCGGAAAAAATATCGGCACTGCGAGACTTGAGACTTCAGCTGCGAACAATGATAGGAGGAACGCCATCATTGCGCAGAGAAATACAAATGCTGCTCAGCAAGCACAGTTCCAATCTCAACTTGATGCGCAGAGAGCACAGGTGATGAACCAAGCACAGTTGCAGAACATGCGGAATATGTTAATGATGCAGAGACTGAATAACGAGGCTGAGGGGGAAAAATATACTGCATTGTCTGGAAACATAGCTGCCATGTCAAAAGACCTTGCGGGAATAGGGAAAGAAAATTTCTCAATGAACAGTATATCAGATAATCCGTATTTCAGTTATTCAATAAATCCGGATGGCTCAATTACATTCACGCCGAAGCAACAAAATACTGGACGTTGCGGGGGATTTATTAAACGATATAAGAAGTAAAAGATATGTCAAAGTTTTTAGTAACAAGCGGCTCTACATTTGAGCCTTTCTCATACGACGAGCTTGTGAAGCCTGTAATTCTTGCACAGGATGCACACAATAAGGCACAGGATGCTTATGACCAACTGAGTCTTGAGACAAGTGCTCTGCAAAGATATATTACAGATAGGCCAGACGATGCTAATGCAAAACAACTTTATGATAACTACATGTCAAAGTTGAATACTTTACAGAACAATCTGTGGAGTAATGGCATAGGTGCTCAAACCCGACGTGACTTATCGGCAGCTAGGACGGCTTACGCAAGCGATATAGCAAGGCTTCAAAAAGCAATCACTGCAAGACAGGAACGTAGCAAGGCTTACTGGGACATGAAACATCAGCATCCTGACCTTATTATGAGTGCTGACCCTGGTGCAAGCGGTCTTGATAATTACTTGAATGACGACAACTACGGTATTGATTACTACAACTACAGTGGCGAGTCCTTCGCCTCAGAAGTCGGTATAGATGCCAAGAACCGTGTTGGTGAACGTCATCGTGAACTTGAGTATGATGGGAAAAGCATTCCTGGTTATATCACAAGGATAGAGCAGACAGGATTCACAAGTGAGGAGGTTGCCAATGCCTATAATGCAGTGAAAGAATCTTACAAATCTGGAGACCAGTCGTTCACGAACCTCACGGAGCCGGAGAAGATACTTGCAGATACACTCATATCTCGCCTCAACTCTACAGGGGCACACGGTAAGGTAAGTGAGTCAGAATTTGAGCGTCTCATAGACTACGGAAGGCTTGGTCTGTCGAACGCCATAGGTAAAACAGAGATGAAGGACTTGAGTGATAAGGTATGGGACTGGAGTATGCAGATGCGTCTTGCCAAAATGAAGACACCAAAAAGTAGTGGTAAAACAGAGACTGTAAGAACTCCGTATAGTTTTAACTCACAAATGATAAATCTCAAGACGGCAGGTTATGATAAACTTTCTAAGTCATTGAAAGGAGAATACAAGGCATACGAGGGTGGAGTGAAAATGCTTAAAGATGCAAATGGTGATTATACTGAAGTGTCTGACCCTTGGCAGATGGCGCAGATTGTGTTTAATCCTGGTGTGAGACAGGCTGCTCGCCGTGAATTTGGCGGTCTTGACGTGGCACTCCCTGGAAACAAGACAGGAAAGCTCGGTGAGCAGACAGGTCATATTGTCGATAGAAACGGAAAGGAGTGGGAGCTGAAGACACGTGATCTTCCAGATAAGGTATGCGACAGTCTCGGGTTGCCTCATGGGAGTATCGGTATTTATAGTAATAACCACTTGCAGGAGGGAATGACAAAGAAGTTCAATGATTACAAGAAGGCTTATGATGAACATGTTGCAGCTTACAGGGAGGCCAATCCAGACATGGATTTCGATGACATAGCTATAAGTCCAAAAAAAGAGCATGAACTCCGTGAGAAGTATGGTATAGACGCAGGTATAGATTCTTCAGATATTATGTCTGTTGTTATGACAAAGGAGAATGTTTCAGAACGTACCCCGGCAACATTGACAAGTACAGATTCCGGTGATGATTATTCACGTGACAACTATGGACGAGCTTTGATAAGTTCGTTCAATAGTGCATCCTCTAATGGTACAGTGTCAAAAGGTTCTCCATATGCTTTTTATCGTGTTGGAGAGGGCGGCATAGCTATTGACCAGAAGGGTGTTACTGATATTAAGAAAGTGTTTGGGGAGAAGCCAGACCCTAAAACTGTTACAAGTATCACTGCTCTTCCGGAGGATATTGCAGCAGGAGCGGGACAAGGTAGACCTAAATTGCGGTTCTCGACAACAACGTCTAAAGATGTGTGGGCTGCTGATGCTTCAATGTTCGGAAATCAGGTGTGGTCGGCTCTCAAAACTCCACTCTACAATTCAGGCAGGTTCGCGGGATACACAGTGTGCGATGTTGTTGATTACTTGATGATGCCATTGAAGCATCCTGACCGTATGCTTCAGATGGGCGATGATATGTCATCGCAGTGGTCATTGGGTATGTACGCACTTCTGAATGATGCCTTTGGTTATCCGGAAGGACCTGTTGTGTATGAAGCGGATGGTACTCCAAATATGGTAACAGGGAAGGACATTGTCAGAAATCCGGAGTTGCGGAATGAACTCTATGATGTGGCAACACAGTATATAAACATAGCACTCCGTGCAGCGAGGGATGAAAACAGCAGCAACCATCCTCAGAATACAGCTAACAGCTCAACCAAGCCATCTACATATATGGAATAGACTTGTACTAATGGCAATTTATCAGTAAATTTGAAGAAACAAAAACTATATGAAAACCAAAGAGATACACAGTGTTCTTGATAGTTATCAGACAGGGATAGCCCAGCCTGATGAGGATGTGCAGATTGAGGTTGGCGGAACTTCGCTCGAACAGCAGGCACAAGAACAGAATGAAATAGCATCGCCATCGTTTTATCAAAGAATAAGACAGGGAATAAGGACTAACCCTACCGTATCAGAGGATTATACTGAACAGGCGCTTGCATCTGGATTTGGGACATCTAAATATGATACTGCTTATACTCCTTCAACTGATGTTGAGCACAACAGGGCACTTGAACAGTCGTGGTTTGCTAAGGTAGGTACCGGTCTTGCTAAGGGTGGTGTCACAGCTCTGTCGACATTGATAAATACAACCGCAGGTACTCTGTGGGGAGTCGGTTCAGGACTTTATGAATTGGCGGCAGATACAAACGGTAATGGTCGCAGCTTTATGGATACTCTGGATGCCGGTGTTAATAACTGGGTATCAGAACAGACTGTGAAGCTTCAGAATTGGAGTGAGGAGTTCTTCCCGAACTACAGGACACAGGAGGAGCGGACTGATAAGTATCAGAAGGAGTGGTACAAGCATATAGGCACTGGAAACTTCATCGGTGATTCTATATTGAAGAACTTCGGATTCACGATCGGTGCCATGGGCGGCGGTATGGCATGGTCGAAGCTTCTAAGCAAAGCAATGAGCAGAAGACTTGCCGGAAATATAATGAAGGGTGTTGTCGCTGCCGCTGATGGAGATGAAGCGGCAACAGCGGAACTTGCACGTGCTTTGGAAGCTATGAAGCGTGGTACTGTCGTAGGTGTAGATGCAAGTAAACTTTCAGATAACATGCTGAAAGCAGCACGGCAACTGAACAGGGCGGAAGCACGGCTGCAACTCTACGGAGCGACAATATCCGCAATGGGAGAAGGAGCAGTTGAGGGACTTATGGCTAAAGATGAGTTCCTTCAGGAACAGAATACACGTATAGAACAGCAGTTCGCTGATGAGTATGCTGCCGCTGAACAAACGGTGCTTGCGTCCGGTAATCCTGAGTTTGTCAAAAAGAGACTTTATATTCAGCCGGATGGGAGTCTTGAGCCGAGGCTGGTTCTCACACCAAGAGGTGAGGAAGAACGCGACAGGTTAAGGCAGGAGGCTGCTGATAAATATTCTGATCTCACACGATTTGCAGAAGAGCAGGGAGAAAGACTTGCATCTACGACATATCTTCTTAATCTTCCGATACTTACAGTATCCAATGTTATTCAGTTTGGCAGGCTTTTCTCCGGTGGATGGAAAACGAACAGAGCTAATGCTGTTCGCGGTGGTATTACTGTCAATGGCGATGAGATTACAGGAGCATACAGACCTAAAGGCTCTGTATGGGGAAGAACCATACTTAACTCGCTGAAGGTAGCCGGGACTGAGAGTGCGGAGGAAATGCTTCAGGGAGTAGCATCGAGCGGTACGAAAGAGGTGGCACGTCATAGACTCTCGTCGTTCAATGATATGGGTTATGACGACGAGGCAACACATTCAGTCAGTTCATGGTTTTCAGATATGTATTCTGGCGGTGTGGAGTACCTGGCTGATTCAAAGAACTGGCAGGAGGGATTTCTCGGTGCTCTGACCGGTTTGTTCGGAATACCTGGAAGGAAATGGCATGGTGGAATACCGGAAGCACTTAGAGATGCACGGGATGCCACGCGATCATCCAAAGAAGCTGCTGACGCATTGAACGCACGTGTAAACTCTAAGGAGTTTCAGGATTTGTGGAGAGGATACATAAGGCATCTCAAGTTCGACAATGACATGGGGCGTGCCACTGCTGAAGATAACCAATATGCTTGGCATACTGCGAATGACGCACAGCTCATCAGTGATGTGATGATGTTCGCCGATGCGGGTAGGCTTGATGATCTTGATCAGCTAGTGTCTCACTATGGAAGCATCTCGGCAGCGGATGCACAGGGAATACGTGATATGCTGAAAGGAGATGGCAAAGCGGCAGATGATTTTGTGAAGAACGCTTCTGATAGTGAGGTTGTCGACCGTGTTAAAAAGCAGGCGGATAAGATAAAGGAAACCATACAGGAGTACAAGGATATGTATGATGCCTTGTCAGCTCGTGCACCTATGGGAGCATCGGATGAGTTTATTAGGGAACTTGTATTTACGGCACAGCAGGTAAAGGCATTTGACAGACGCTTTCTTCAGATGTTAGGCGAAACGCTGACCGCGATTGACCCTTTCCTTGGGGCTATATCTTCTGTAAATACAGAGACGGGTGAGGCACTGACAGAGGAAGAATCAAGGCAAAGATACGAGGTTCTGCGTAATAACTACGAGAGAATATTTGCGGGAACTCTTATACCTGTGAATCTTCCGAAGGATATGCAGAAAAGTATAGACGACTCCTTGGATCTACTGGACGAGATGACTAAAGATGATGCTGAACTGCATGCGAAAGTTACTGACATGAAGAAGCTGGCAGATGATAGACGTGATTTTTACGAGAAGCTGCGTACACTGCAGGAACCGAAGGCTCAGGAGAAGTTTGATGAGGAGGCAGTTACTCAGGAGAAGGTGGATGATGCGGCTGAAGAGGCGGCGGTTCGGCAAGAGACAAATGAGCTTGATACTCTCGATAAGGTAAAGGAAGCATATTTCAAAATCATCAATGCTAAGGAACGCGCTCAGTATGCCGATGACCTACGCAGGGTTGAGGACAGTAATCCGAGTGTGAAGAAGTTTCTTGAGATAAAGAGAAAATACGATGCGTTTAGAAAATACATAGAATCCAATCCTATAACTTCATCGGACATTACGGTAAATTACGCCATGACGTATGGTCTTGTGGATGACCTGTTGAGGAACGCAAAGAATCCGGATGACTTCGATACACTTCCAGACTATATGTTTCCGAGTGAGGAGAATTTTGACAGCAGAAATACATCCATACTTGGACTGAAAAGCCCTACAGCATATAAGAATGCGATAGCCGCTGTACGGCAGTCGATGCAGGAGTTTCTTCAACTTGAAAGTGATACAGAAACAAGAAAGACCATAAGCCCAACACCGCTTGAGTTTACTCCTGCACCCGAGACGGTCTCTGAGCCTACGGGACGTGACGCTGCACAGCCTGGAAGCCTTGTTCCTACTCCTGAACCGGAAAAGAAGAATGATAGTAGCACTGAGCAGACGGAAGTATCCGTTAAGTTCACAGGAAAGGCTGGTGATGAAAGAACAGCAACATATACTATCAAGAAGTGGGAGGGCGGTTTTGAGGCGAGTGTGAAAGAAGGCTCGAATAAACTTACCGCAGATGTAGCGGATATGATTGATGCCGGGCTTTCAGAAAGTGATTTCCTTGTACCAGATGGACTCGGCGAGTCAGAATTTGAAGACGGCACTTTTGCTCTTGATACTGTAAATGTCGATAAAGATGGAAATGTTAATCTCAATGGAACGATCAATGGAAAAACTGCCGGAATACTTGGCAGTAGAGGATCAGACACTAAGTCTGTTCTGATAGCTATAGCACCGGAATTGGCTAAAGCTCTTGGAGTATCTGAAACTACCGAAACTGAAAGTTCTGAATCAGGGGAAGCCGACGAAGATACACAGGTAGAATCAGAAGTAACTAAGGAGGAGGCTGGGGCTGCCGAGGCTGCCGCTTATGATATGGTTCCGGATGTTCCGCAGAGCATGCAGGATGAGAGACTAACTCCGAATGGGACACACTATCAGACACCTTATTACAGAACCAGTGTTCCGGAAATTAGTACGACTGAAGCAAGGAAGGCAAGGGAAGCCATGAAGAATAACTATTGGGATGCGAGGAGCAAGGCTGACTTGTCAGACTTTGTGCTGTCACATCCCGAGTATGCTCATGTATGGAATGCTCTTGAACAGCGCGGGGCATTCAGGTACACAGCTACAAAGCTGCGTGTAGGTGATGATATACTGCTTGCCATAGATCCGACGTTTCCGAAGTATAATGGTGAAGATCAGATACTCATCTGCACGAGAGACTCAGAGGGTAGGCTACAGGTACTGAACACTCTATCCTACCAAGATAATCAGTACTTTGGTCTCTATGCTCTGCGTGGCAGAGTAAAGGCTGAATATGATAAATTCAGTAAGAAAAATCCTAATGACGTGTTCGTCTTCAGCAAGAAGTCAAGAGTTTGGGGTCTACGTGGAGGTCTCATTGATTATGACTATTCTGGAAAGACGGAAAATGCAGTGAGCCAAATGGCTGGGCATGAAGAAGGCTCTGTCGTTTTCCTTAACCGTGATATGTCACCTGTCACCGTTATAGGTGATGATAGTTTGGCGGAAAATAATAGTGGAGTTCTTCAAAATATTATTGACAAATCAAAGCAGACTAAAAAGACCGGCACAACTGAAACAAGAAGTAGAGTGGGAACTCTTTACTTCCTCTCGCAGACCGGTAGAGGTGCTGTTCCGATTGCATTGAATATCCGTCACTTTAACGAGGAGAATATGGAGACTGATACTCCAATATTCCAGAAGATAAGGGATTCCATATATAGGATTGCTGGCATTGTAAGTGGAGTTGATATGATGCCTAAAGTCCGTGAGTTCAATGACGTAGTTACAGAGCCTGTACTTGATGCCGATGGCAATCCTGTTGTCGATGAGTCAGGAAATCCTACTACGAAGCCGGTAATGGAGACCGTGCTTGACGAGAACGGAAAGCCTGTTCTTGATGAGAATGGAAAGGAGACGACAAGAGAGAAAACAGAAAAGGTTACGAGAAGTGAAACTTGGGAGGAGTTTGGTGAGCGTCAGAATGGACAGATAGAAGAACAGAATAGGAAACTGCACGATGAACTCAAGACCCTACGTCAGGAACTTGACATCCATAAGTGGTTCTTTAATATCGAGGAAGTGAATGTCAAGAACGACGATGGCACTACTGGGACGATGGTTGCTCTCCGAGTGAATAACGGAGCAGCTGCAGCGAAGGCAGGAGAACAGCAGAAGTCTTATCTTATCAGACCTAATCAGTCAACTCCAATGCAGATGTTGAAGTTCTTTGCCAAGCTTGACTGTGCTGTGGATGTTAGGTTACAAACACCTAAGAGAGAGAGAGACGACAGCAAGAAAGCCAGCACTGATGAGCAGAAACAGAATCTCGATGCTTTCAAAAACAGAGTGTCAGAACTTTTTAACGAGGGTATCCTAACTACGAACGCAAGAATGTTGCATCCGAAGGGGACTGACTTCTACTTTGATGCGTGGGACGATACACAGCAGGAGTTCAGGCCTTTGACAACAGCTCAAGTTATGCTTCGTGAGGAGCAGAGCAGACAGGAAGTAGAAGAACAGCAGATAGAAGAAAATGATAACGTTCCTGTAATTCCTGAGGATGCGGATGCTGTGATTCCGTCAGAGGAAGAATATCAAGATATAGATGGCTTTTCGGGAGATTCTGTTGAGGATAATGCTTCTGTTAATAAACCAAAGTCATATATGCTTGGACGCGAGGCATCAACATCACAGAAGGAAAGTCAGAACAAATCAACGGAAGAATTTGGACAGACTGAACAGGAAAAAACGGAAGATGGGAATAAGTCCGAGGCAGACAGACAACTTGACGAGATTATCACAAAGACTTATGACGAGTTGGATGCCGACAGCAAGAAGTATCTTGGCGAAAAGGGATATTCAAAGGAAGTCTATAATGCTATGACTCCTGAAACACGGCGAAAGTTGTGGATATGTATGTTCTAAAATTTTAATGCAACTTTATCCTGCACAACTCCACAGGCAACTTGAATATAATAACATGCCGTGCTTGTTCCTGACAGGCACGGCAATGCTATTTTTTGCATTGACTTATTTCTTTTTCTTTTGACCAACTCCCTGTTGTATCTGTTTCACAAAATCATATTCATGTGTTTATGGAATCTGAAAGGAGAATGCGGTTTTGTGGTCGTTGTGCGTGATGGCGAAGTCTCCAAGATTTATTATGTCCATTCCCAGAAGCATTCCGAAGCCGTTAAGTTGTCCTTCCGTAACCCGAATCCCTTGAACAAGAATACGGTTCGGCAATACCAAGTCGATGAGATATGCGTTTACAAGCTTCTGTACTTGAGCATGGTAGGCCATGCAAGGTATATTCTCAGTATGTCACTTCAACACTTCCGGAGGTTAATGATGTCATATATCTTACAGATGACGAGGAGGAACTTTTCAACAAGGTTTATGATGCCTACAGGGAGTTCTCGGCTATAGGTCTGATGAATCGCACGCACTCTGAGCGACATTGGGTCAAGGCTGTTCCGCATGACAGAGGCATGGTAATTTCAATAGAAAGTATGAAATCGTATTTTTGCACTCAGATACAATAGAATGGCGAGAGACTTTTCATTCAAGGGAAACAAGCCGTCAGCATTTAATATTGTAAAGGAATCCGATAAGATTGCTTTCAGTTTTGCCGAATTGCGCTCATTCAGCTATGTTGGCAATAAGCATGATTCGAAGTTTTTTATTGCTTTTTTGGATAGACTGAAGAAATTAAGTTCGGTTGACTGGAATACTGTAAATATGTCTGCTCGGCATTCATTCGGACTTGAAAAGATAGGCACGAAGTGTCTTACGTCTGCTGCAAGAAATCATATTCCACAGAGTATGGATAGTTTACTTGTGTTCAGAGCCACAGATGACAATCATGTGTTTCTCGGTTACAGAGATGGGAATATATTTCAGATTGTGTTCATAGAATATAGTTTTGGTGATATTTATAATCATTAAAAACAGTATCTTTGTCGTGTAAAAATACGGACAAAATATACTATATTCTTTACTTTTTATAACAGAAATATTTATAACTGCCGAGCGAATGCTTTGCGTAAGTATATTTGTGCGTTTATAAACAGATATATTTATGTTAGAGGTTTGCCCGTCACCGGGTTCGTATCAGAACGACCCGCGTTTTCAGAAACTAATGGAGTCATACAAAGATAAGCATTATCCAGCTCATTTTGTGATGATGTCTATTATAGATTGTCGTGAATATTATGATTATGATGAGGACTGGATTCCAGATACTCCAGCGGAGAAAGCTGTCCTCACGAAGTACATCAAATATCACATGCTTAACCACAAGCTATCACGAACTGATTCAAAGATGGATCAGGAGCATTATGATGCAATGTATGACACGCTCTATACAAACTTTACACCTCAGCAGTTGAATAACAGGCTTGATATGCTTGCCACTCTATTCAGAAATCTTGTGTCGGCAAAGGAAAGGAAAGAAACGGCAGAGCGTTCCCGTCAAGATATCATACGTGCGATGGCAAATGATAAGGGGAATGCTTATGTAAATATGATGCATGAGGTGTTTGACTATATAGCTAAGCATCATGCCAATGGTCCATGGGTATTTGAACAGCTTACGAAGAACATGGATATTGTTGATGAGAATGATCCGAGAATTGCTGAATATTCTAGAAAGGCATGGGACATAGTTGATAAGGCAGAGCAGGTTCTTCAGTTCAAGGAGCAACTTGCTGCCCTTGCTGCACCGCGAATTGGCGAGATGGAGGGGTTTGCAGTGAGCGTGAAAGACATGAACGTGTCTTTTGACGAACAGGCAGATGAGGAGAGCGAGACCTTGTCGGAAGAGGGAGAGTCAGCTACTGACGGACATGATACTGAAGAGGGGATGAAGGGGGAAAGATACACCGATTTTCGTGTTCTGAAACTCATGGAAACTCTGTCTCCAAGATGCAGAAGATTCCTATCCACTATACGCAGAACTGATGCAAATGGTCATTATACTGTTGATGATATGCAGATGCCTCAGTATGTAGGGGGTAGGCAGGCTGTCATAGTTCTTCGCAGGGCATTGGTAAACTCCACTCCAGAAACTTTTATGTCAGATTTGGAAACTGCTGCTGAAAGAAATTCGTGGGTGAATGAGCTTATAAGAAGGCTCAAGGCGGAGCCTGATATGCAGGCTCTTATCTACTGCGACATGAAGAAGGCTGAAAGTACTTATGTATACGACAACTTCGTCGACGGAAAGCTCCTCCCGAGAATTGCCAATTCACGATCAGCCGGATTTGTTCTTATGAGGGAAGCCGGAAACAATATGACTGGAGGATGGGTGCTCGATGAAAAGTACAGTCTGTATGAGCCGGATGGGACAATCGTTTCAAGGGAAAAACTTCGTGACATCGGAAAAGAGTTTGATGCTGTTGTTACTCCAGATATTAAAGAGGAACTTAGATTTATAAACCTCGTTAAAGGTGGAGACAGGTTCTCGCAGAGGTATGTATGGCAGCAGACTGTGAATGCTTATGGTCCGGATAGTACTGCCGTCAAGTATGGTGCTGAACCTCGTTATCTTGACTATCTTCTCCTCGAACCTGTTGAGGCCATGAAGGAATTTCTGCGGAAACATCCTGAGCTTCCTGAAAAACTCGCTCTTTTTGCAAGGGGTGCCGGGTTTGACATCACCGCCGATGACATCCGAGTTAGTGCTGTGCAGGAGATGACACAGAAGAGCTGGGAACTTCTTATGGGTTTTGAGCACAGGCACGACAAGAAGGACAAAAATAAGTTGATTCAGATCATCAACGGTATATCCGGTATGATAGGAGCTGCCGAAGCTTCCTATGGTTATTATGCAGTGCCTACTGGACAGTATGTGTATAATACTGCAACTTGGGCTATGAAACTGCTGAACTCGTGTGTCGCTCTATCTAAGTATAATGAGGTTGAAAATCGAGTGCTTAATGAGGGTAAGACACTTTCGACATACAACAATGTCAATCTTCTTCATCAGGTTGTAGATGACCTTTCTAATAAGAAGGGTCTTGAGGAGGATGAGTATAATAAGATGATGGAGGAGAAGTATCTTCAGTTCGAAGGGATGTCTCTCGGATACGGGGATAAAAGAAAGGCTACAGGATGGCTTAAGTGGCTTATTCAGCCTAATCGTAATCCTGCTCTTGACCATTGGCGCTCAAAGGTAAAAGTTATTGACTGCATTGGCTATAATCATGTTGAGTATTCAAAGATGACTACATCTCAGAAGCTCCTTAATGCAATGGCTATGTACTTTGAGTCACAGCAGTTTAACAATATGCCTGCTTTTGAAGTACCTATACAGTCTGACTATACTACTGCATATAACTTCATCACTATGGCAACCGTCGATTACGATGCATATGAGAAAGCACTTCTGAATGAAAGAAACCGCCTTACTAAGGAGGCTGGTGATGATGAAGAAAAGGTAAAGGAAATCACGGATTCGTATAATCAAATGCTAAAAGATAGCAACTCGACTCTTCATCTGGATTTCGTATATACCTTGAACGGGCACCACTATGCCTCAGAGCTTGTGAACGAACTTGCAGACGAGGTTCTAATAGAACTTGAGAGGATTGATGCAATAGAGAAGCGTGTTGCCGAAAGAGGCGAGTTGCTTACAGTCTATGAAAGACAAGGCAGGAAGTTTCAGATATTCCCGGAGTTCAACGATAATGGTTTCCGTAAGAAGTATAGCGAATTTACAGATGCACAGGAGGCAAGAGATTTTGTGTGTGACCAAATCGCTGAACAGTTGCGGAAGGTACTTGATGCGGATATCGCAAAGATTGAACAGGAGAAAGTATTACAGCATCCTGCAATGAAGCAGATAAAGGACCCGAATGGCTCCGGGGAAAACATGTATGCCGAGAACGGAACATTTGCTGAGCTGCCTGTTGGTTCCCAGCAAATGCTCATTGGCTTCTGCCTCAACACTTTCTACGCTCGTCAGCAGATGATAAAGATTTTCACAGGCGGAATGGAGCAGTTCAATGGTCTTCTCGACTATGAGAAAAGAAACATGCTTCTGCATGCAACACACTCATCCCTTTATCCAAATGCGACCTGGAAGGGTAAGATGCCAGGTTGGAAGAATCCAAAGACTGGTCAGTTTGAGACTTTCGGCTCAAAACAGAATGTCGTCTATCTTGAAGATGACAAGGCTGTGTCTGCTGTGCTCGATGACATCAAGGAAATGCTTGGACAACTGAAGGCAGAGAAAGTGATAAGTGCAGCACAGTATTCTCAGATGATTGACGCATACTCGAATATTAAGGTGACTGACGGACAGGGATTCCGCACGCTTGATTCTTATAGGGCAATCATGATTCAGACTGCACAATGGACGGATGAACTTGAAAGGGCGTATATTAGAATAAAGAAAGGTAATCCTCAGCCACAAGATATAAACAAGTTCATGCACGGAATCAAGCCTGTATATACAGGATATGAGACTGTAGCTCCATTCAAAGATCAGAAGCCTGTCAGGTTGACTGTGCTCCATAAGTATTCGGAGTGTGTGCTCCTTCCTGTGGAACTGGCAAAGTACTGTATCAAGGTTAAGTCTGCACCTCTGATGGCATTTGATGAGGTACAGAAACGACTCGCCAAAGATGGCAAGAGGGTGGATATGTTCCTCATGCACAGTGGAGGAAAAGTCGGTGCATTCTCTATCGTCAATCCGTTTGCTAAGGATAAGGCAACTGGAGAACGAAAATATAAGACGGCAGATGAGATTGCTGATTGTATTTACAATAGCGTGACATCAAGTCCGACAGCTATACATGAGTTTGACATGAACGGCTATGGGATAGCTGCATCCGTATCTCACGAGACTGCCGATGAAAAGATTTCTATGGCATCACAGGCTGAGAAAGTAGGAATGGCCAATATCTCAGAGGGCGACACTGTGACCATACGCGGAAAGCAGATGAATGCCCGCGACGCACGGGAGCTGTACTATCAGACCAAAGCTGCCGATACGATAGAGATGTATCAGAGATTGCGTGAGACTTTCGTGAACTCGGATGAGCTTGATAAGATGTTCAGAGAGGAGATTGCACAGAAGGCGTACTCTCCAATGGAGATGCAGTTTGCTCTTCAACATCTTGCCAATGGACAATGGGCTATGCCGTTGTTCGCTCCAAATATAGAGCATCAGGTTCAGGAGCTGCTTGCATCTGTGATAAAGAAGCGCCTTACGAAACCAAAGAACAAAGGAGCAAACATACTTCAGGCTACCGGTCTTGGTATGGACATGGACGCCAGTCCATTCGAGGGTAACGATACATTGCCTGAGAAGGATAAGCTACGAGTTGTTTTTGAAGGTACCGGTGCAGCCAAGCGAATCAAGTATGTTGAAGTTTTCATGCCGATTCATGACCGCAGGCTTGCGATGTTTGCAGAGAGAAACGGAGGAATAAGTCCGGCTCGTCTGAGAGAACTCGTTGCTGATGGTACAATACCGGAATCAATGTTGGAGTTCATAGCCTATCGTACACCTTCCGATGCAGAACACTCCGTGATACCTTGCAGAGTAAAAGGCTTCACCGCGAACATTGAAGGTGCTACACTTGAGATGCCGAAGGAGATAATGGTGATGACCGGTCACGACTACGATGGTGATAAGATGAGATGTCATTTTAAGAACTTCCGCGTTGTCGATAAAAATGATGATGATATAAACCTTAGTGATGCAGATTACCTGCGCATGGTTCTTGGGCAGATGGATGTAGAGAACAGCAGGTTTATGAAGTGTGTTGTTGATGAGTATGATTATGACAAGTCTCCTCTTGAGAACTCTCCGGCTGCAAGGAACAATGCAAGGGTGGAGATATTCTTCTCGCAGCTTACATCTCCGGAAGGCTCACGCAGAGTTCTCATTCCTGGCGGATGCGATGAAACGAAAATCATTGCGAAGTCCATGTTCCTCACAAGGGCGGCTTCAGATGACAGAGTTAAGGATATTATTGCAGGTGTTCTTCAATCTCAGGGTATGTCTGAGCATGAGTCTCGTTTGGCGGTGAAGAACTCTTCATCTCTATATGATACTCTTGTGAGACGCGATGACTGGCAGTTGTCAGATATAATGACGGCTGTGAATGGATACGAGACTCCTTATTCGCTGAAGCACTCTGTAGACTCATTTGAGTACATCATGGGTGGTGCTGAGATGATAGGTATATATGCCATGTACAACTCAGCATTTCAGATGTTTCAACGTCTTAACCTGAACTATAACACCATAACTTCAAATGGGACTGAATATACTGTATCTCTTCTCGGACATAAATACGGACATCTTTTCGATATTAAGAACCACAGAGGGAGGCTTGCATCGCTTGGTCTTGCGAGGCTTCTGAATGCTGCTGTCGATAATGGAAAGGACCCTGTGCTTGGTTACTTGCATCAGTCACCGGAAATGGCGAAGCTTACTTTCTTCATGCTTGCAGCTGGATCGACTGAGGAGGAGGTTCATCTCGTGATGAACCAGCCGGCTGTGATTGAGTTGATTAACCGGCTGAAGTCCAAGGACTCTCTGGGAATGCACACGGAAGTGCAAGATTTGCTCCAGGAGGTTGCAGGAACAGGGCTTGACAGTAACAGCAAGACACCGATGACTGATACAAGGTACTACTTCAGACCTCTCGAAATTGTAGCAAAGATGACGAGGGATGACTTTACAGGAAATCTCGGAAAGACATTTGGTGAGATTCTTATAGGAAATGATGAGGACGCAATAAGACAGCAGGCTGCTGTGCTCCAGTTTCTTAATCACATCAATAGTGCAGCAAATGACATTGCGGACTTTGTGCGGTTTACGAGACCGGAATCTTCAAGCGGAGCTATAGGAACGACCGTTGCGAGCATAGTGTCAAAGGAAATATCCCTTAATGAGTTCAGAGCAAAAATAGAAGATAAGAATTATACTACCATAACCGGAATGCGGGATGTTCTTGCAAAACGAGATGTAGATGCAGGATGGGAGCCGTCATATCTTAATGGAGTGATAGGCAACAAGCTTCCGGAAGTAGTGGCGTTGAACACATTGATGATTGACAGTGCAAGAGATATGTTCCTGCCGTTCTTCCCTCAGGCAAGGCAGTCATGGGTAGATGTCGCTACCAAAGTTGCAAAGCTGTATGACTACAGAACGGTGTCGGAGGATTTGCTGAAGAAGATTATGAACGATATGATTCTTTGGAAACTTCTTTCTGACAGACAGTTCACGACCGGAGATCCGCAGGTGGAGCAGAAGAGAGTCATTGTTGATGTTCCTAAAGACCTGCATGACCTCAAGGCAAGGATAGAAACAGCGCACAAGAATCCCGGCACTGACCCAGCTGCCGAGGCTTTGTACGGTAATGTGTTCCTTAACAAGTTTAGGCTTGTATCTCCGGAGGAAGAAAAAAATCCACGGCTGATGTTTATCATGGACGGTGCTCCTGCTGAGGGTTCCCGCGATATGATAACTTCATCGTGGGGGCAGATGCTTCGTTTGAAGGATGAGAAGATAAACAAGCTTGCTGTAGATTTGTTCAAATACAATATATACACAAACGGCTTTGCATACGGTATGTATGAGTTCGCGCATTTTGCTCCTATGAATGTGCTTCAGCGTACCTTTGAGTATGTACCTGCATTGAGGAGGATGCTCAAGTCGAACTGGCGTAACGATGCTGACACGGTGAACTTTATCAATCAGTATATCATGAACCATTGGGGTGAGGAACGGCTCGTCCAAAAGGTACAGTCAAGCAGTCTGAAGATTCTCGGAAAGACTGTCGAGGGTGGTGAGGAACGGCTGATGTTGTCTCCGGCAAACGACAAGAGTGTACTTGAAGCAATAGGAAATCAGATGTACCTTGTGGTGAGCAGACCGGGAAACAAATCCACAAGTGGAAAAGGAAGCAAGTCTGTGCAGACTCTCTACCGTGTTGAGGCTGGAACAGCAGAAGCTCCTATAATTCTCACGAAGGCGGCTAAGCTTGGTGGCATGACCAGAAGACGACAAGTGACAAGACAGTATAATCCTACCGTTGATTATCATTTTGTTCAGGCTGTCACTCCTGGGAATGATTCTGCATGGGGAGTACTTAATGATCTTGAATTACGTGAAGCAAGAGCACTTCCTGCTTCTGAGGCTGATATAGACCGTATCACTTCCTCTGACGAGGCTGCAAAGATAGCTGAATACAAGGCAGGCTTCAAACTCGACCCTCTTGCGCTCTTCGGGCCTGCGATGAAGCCAAAGGCACAGAGACAGGCACAGGAAAAGGCAGCAAAGGTTACAAGAAGTGACTCACAGATAGAGAGGCTTGCAAAACTTTCCGGAAATGTAGAACAGAAGCAGACTGAGACAACTGAAGCGTCTGAGAATGATGGAAGGTTCGATCTTATGCCGGAGGAAAGAGACGAGAGCACTGTGCCTGTTGGATTGGGAGATTTCTTCGGCTTTGGAGCCGGGGTTGATTCCGAAGCTCTCAAGGCAGCCGTTGTCAGGTCTTCTGAAACTGATGCTGAGACTTCAGAATCTGGAGAGAAATTATCAGAAGATGATACGGAGAAATATAAGAACAATGGACAGATGTTGAATATAGTTCGCAGAGACGAGAAGGGCGAGTTCGTTACAGAAGAAGTTCCTGCTACACCGGATAATGTTCGTCTTGCAAGAAGACAACGAACTTTTGTCGAGCTGAATGAGAAACTCGAACATATACTTAACAAGCATGGTGTTGGAGTAGGTGCTCTTTATAGTGCAGAAGCTCGTGTACATTTTGGCGGTGTTGCCGACTTCGAGACTGCCGACGTCACTGCTGCCGGTCTCGTTGAACTGATAAGGATTGCTGAAGGCTACGAAGGTGAGCAGGCTCTCCCGGAGGAGTTCGCCCATGTTGCGCTTGAGATGCTCGGTCATAATCATCCGCTTGTGAAAAGGCTTCTTTCTGCAATAGATTCAAGTGATGAAGCATTGCAGGAAGCATACAACGGGATGTATAATGAGTATGTTAAGATGTATGGAGAGGACAACAAGGCAAAGCTTGTATTGGAGGCAGCCGGAAAACTTGTTGCCAAGCATCTCTTCCTTGAGCAGGAGATACAGACCAATGTCATAAAGCGGCTTGTCAGTCGGGTATGTGACGCAATAAAGGACTTCTTCCGAAAGTTCAGTCGTGACGAAGTTCAGAATGCCATCTTCGACGCAAACAGAATAGCCTCTAAGATTGCAAGAGAGATGCTTGGAGGGCGACTTGCTGACGAGATGAATCTTGAGAATATAGCTACACGTGACAAGCTCTTCAGCAAGATTCAGAAAGACCTCACAGGAAAGCAGGATGTGTTGTCGAAACTTCTCAAGACAGAGACCAAGCGTCTTGCCATTCTGAAGAAACGCCTCGGATATGCCAACAAGGGGGCATCGCAGGCATCACTTCAGGCAGCGGAAGCTCAGGTAACGAAGCTGAAGTCTGCCATTGACAATCATAAGACTGAGGAAGCTGTGCTCTCATATTTGAATGATTCTCTTGACTTCCTTGCAAAGACGGAGAAGTCTCTTGATGATGCAGTGAACTCCGGAAGACCAATGAACTCTGTATGTAGAAAACTCAACACCGTGCGCGATACTATATACAGTTATGCGAGGGCAATAGACGATGTGCGTACAGCATTGAATGATGGTGAACTTACGGATACAACCGGATTGGTCGATACTTTGGAGCAGGTATCTCTTGTGGTGTCAAGGTTCAATGATAAGTATACTAAACTAGCAAGGACATACTTCGAGGAGATGCTGTCAAGCGTCTATGGTGAACATGGAAAGACGGTTGAAATAGGAAAGCACAGGGGACAGGTCATATCCATACATGATATGGCGAGGAAGGCAGACCACGACATCTCATTTGCCTCACGGTGGTTCTATGCCATTGCTGACTGCAATGACTATGTATTGAAGGCTGTCGATGATGTTGTTCGTGGCGCAAAGGTTCGTGCACGCAGAAAGGCACTTGAAGTCCGTCCAAGGATCGAGGCTGCGATTGCAGACCTCCAACGTGCTACAGGCTCACGTGATCAGAGTTTCATGTTTGAAAGGGATAAGGATGGCAAACGTACCGGATTATACTTGAAACCTGAAGTTGCGAAGAAACAGCTCACACCTGCACAGTTCAAGTTTTATAGTGAGATGATGGCTATAAAGGCTGATGCAGACAAGTGTATTCCGTCGTCACTTTATCGTGAAGACCATCTGAATATGGTGATGCTTCGCAAGTATACTCTTGATAAGATAAAAGACGCAAACGGTCTTGGCAGCAAAGCTCTTGAAGCTTGGGAAGGAATCAAGAATATGGTGATGGACACATCTGATAATTTCGATCCCGAGAATCATGAGGTTGCTGTTGACTTCCAAGGTAATCGCGTTGATATGCTTCCGGTGAAGTTCGTACTCAAAGGAAAGAATGAAAGTTTCGACGATATGACAGAAGATGTGGCTACATCAATGATGACTTATGCTGGAATGGCATACGAATATAATGAACTCAATGGTGTAGTTGCAATGCTCGAGAACGCGAAGTATATGGCTGCCGAGCGTGATGTTATTCAAAAGACTGGTAATAGAACTCAACGTGAGTCTATAGAGACTGATGAAGCCGCGTTCCGTGAGCCGTTCACAAAGAAAGCGGCACGGCTGCATGCTCAGGCTGCACTTGAAGATTTCTTCTATATGCACGTATATGGACATCGTGCGGCAAATGAGGGCACCTTTGGAAATACAAGGATTTCTAAGAGGAAGGTTGTGGACACAATCAACAATGTTGTCTCCCTCTCTCAGATGGCTCTTAATATACCACAGCGAATCTCGAATGTAAATACAGGTTTGATGCAGGTTGTCATTGAATCAGCGGGACGAGGAGTGTACAATACCAAAGATGCTGCATGGGCTTCTGCTGTTTACATGAAAGAGTCTGGAGATAGACTTGTTCAGACAGGAAAGACTGATTACGATAATAAGTTGTCTTTGTGGATGGAATACTTCGACATCCATCAGGATAACGGAAGAAACGGTGTCAGATATGGCAAAGGAAGAATGTCAAGGATATTCAACGGCAGTCTTTTGTATGCCGGTCTTGCCATGGGTGAGGATTATCTGTCGGCAGTAACATCCCTTGCAGCGGCAAGAAACTTCAAAGTCAAGGATTCGTCCGGAAAGATTCGCAATCTTTGGGATGCCTATGAAGTAAAATATCGGGATGCCGCAAATAAAACAGGGGCATATCTTGCATTGAAAGACGGATATACAAAGGCAGACGGCACTCCTATCACGGCGGCTGATGAGGCAGCATTCTCGAAGAAGGTAGTAGGACTGAACTTTGAGCTTCAGGGAATCTATAACCTCGATGACCGTAGTGCCGTACAGCAATATGCATTCGGAGCACTCATCATCATGTATCGTAAGTGGATTGCTCCTGCAATCAAGAGACGATATGGGGCAACACAGTTTAACATGCTTAAGGATTCTTACGAGGAAGGATACTACAGAACGTGGCTGAGGAACATTTGGGATTCACTCGTGGATGCTAAGGATGCTGTTACTGAAGAGGACGGGGCGAAAGCTTTGCTCAATATCTTCGCTGATGTGAGAGTTTTGGTTTCTGCATACAAAATAAACTATAATAAGCTGACTGCGTATGAGAAATCGAACATAACCAGGGCCTGGACTGAACTTGGAATAGTTCTTGGTCTGTTCCTGTCTACTGCTTTGCTGTTACGCTTTCCACCGGATGATCATGATAATGAAACGCTTCAGTGGCTCGACAATCTTGCATTGTCGCAACTTCTTCGCCTTCGTGCCGAGCTGGGAGCAATGGCTCCAACACCGTTGCTTGTAGGCGAGGCGTTGCGTATCCTCAAGTCACCATTTGCTGCCATAGGGCCGATAAAGAGTACTCTTAATATCTTCCAACTGATGCTTCCACATAACTGGTTTACTGAAATCAAGACAGGAAAGTATAAGGGACATGTTAAGGCGTATAAGTATTTCCGTGAGTTCCCGATAATCTCGATGTTCAAGAAGATTGATAACTTCGTTGATCCGAGTCCACTCATCCAATACTATCGAAATGAAAGCACATTTGGTTGGTAAAGTTTGCAAGTTCAAACTACTTTCGTAACTTTGTATCGTTAAAAACGAATGTTATAGATTTTTTTAAATTTGACCTAAATTGGAGATGCCGTGAGGTATCTCCTTTTTTCTTTTTAAGTAAACTGTTTACAACAACAAAGCGTTTCATTTACAATCGTCGGAATAGTTGCCTTTTTGTTTAGTTTTGCCGCATAAAGCATTTTGAATATGAACAATGAAGCAGCATTTCCGAGTCAGACATTATCCTTCAAACAGAAGGGTGATAAGTGGCGTCGTGCATGTGTAGATTGGGGTGCAAACAAGACATACTTTAATTACTCTCCAGTAAGGCGAGATATGGTTCACATGAAAGTGAACTATGATCTCGTAAATGGTATTATCCACATGGAGGATATAACAGCTGTACTCAATCCAGGAAATATATCTACAGCCTTTCTTCCGAAGAAGATACAGCATTATCCCATACTTAACTCCAAACTTAATACTCTCAGAGGAGAAGAAGCAGCAAGAGTGTTTGACTGGAGAGTGATAGTGACTAACCCATTTTCTATATCGAAAATTGAAGAAGAGAAAAAAGCACAGTTCTTTCAGAACATACAGCAGATTGTTGAGACACCGGATATGGACGGTCAGCAAGCCGAACAGCAGGTACAGGAGATACAGGATTATTTCAATTACAACTGGCAGGATATACGTGAGGTAAGAGCCAATGAACTCCTGCGTCATTATATTAAGGAGCAGAACTTCAAACAGATATTCAATGACGGGTTCATGGATGCAGCGATTAACAACATCGAAGCTTATTCCTGTAGTGTCGTTGGAGGCGAACCTGTGCTGACTAAACTTAATCCTCTGAAACTACGTATTTACAGAAGCGGATATTCAAATCATATAGAAGATGCAGATGTTGTTGTATATGAGGATTATTGGTCTCCTGGAAGAATCATAGACACATATTATGATGAATTATCCGCAAAGGATATAAAGTGGCTGGCAAATGAACTTCCGGACTTCGGCGGTTCTGGTCCTGTCGGTGCCGCAGGTAATTACAATGAAGCATATCCGTTCATCAGCAAGAGCAGATTCATTGGCGAAAACGGAATCTTCGTTGACGGGAACTCCGGATTTGCTGAAGTGCTTGACGAACTTGCGGATATGGATGGCGGGCTTGGCTCGAATCTTCTTCCGTATGATATAGCAGGGAATGTTCGTGTTATTCATGTATGGTGGAAATCGTTGAGGAAAATATATAAGGTAAAGTCTTATGACCCTCAGACCGGTGAGGAACAATTTGACTTTTATCCTGAGACTTATGTCGCAGATACCGATGCCGGAGAAGAAGCCACAGCTTTATGGATAAATGAGGCTTGGGAAGGTACAAAGATCGGAGAGGACATATATGTGGGGATACGTCCATGTCTTGTGCAGTATAACACGATATCGAACCCTTCGAGATGTCATTTTGGTATTGTTGGAACTATATACAATGTTAATGAGGCAACGCCATACTCGCTTGTGGATATGATGAAGCCATACAATTATTTGTATGATGCAATTCACGCAAAGCTTGTTGATCTCATAGCAACGAACTGGGGAAAACTTCTTGAGATGGATCTTGCACTGAAGCCTAAGAATTGGGAAGTTGAGAAGTGGATGTACTTTGCAAGGGCCAATAAGGTGCTTATAAAGGATTCGTTCAATGAAGGTAACAAAGGTGCAGCAACAGGAAAGCTTGCCGGAGGCCTTAATAACGCATCGAAGGGGTATGTAGATGCAGATTGGGGTCAGTCCATACAGAATTACATTAACCTTTTACAGTGGGTAAAGGATTCCATGTCCGACCTTGTTGGAATCAACAGGCAGAGGGAGGGAAACACATACAATCGTGAGACAGTAGGCGGAATAGAAAGGGCTGTACTTCAGTCATCATATATCACAGACTGGATATTTCAGCAGCATGATGACACTAAACGTCGTGTACTGGAGTGTTTTCTTGAAACTGCCAAGGAAGCATTAAGAGGGAGGAATAAGAAATTCCAGTACATCTTGTCGGACAATTCACTGAAGGTAATGGATATACCCGGTGATGAGTTCTGCGAAAGCAGTTATGGTCTTGTGATAGATAGTTCATCTGACACTCAGAAACTTAATTCACAACTCGACACCCTCGCACAGGCGGCTCTTCAGAACCAACTGATAGACTTTTCTTCAATACTCAAGTTGTACTCGTCAGCGTCCATGCAGGAGAAGATGCGTATTGTTGATAATGCACAGAAGAGGATGCAGCAACAACAGCAGCAGGCTCAGCAGATGCAGCAGCAACAGGCTCAGATGCAGCAGCAGGCATTGTTGCAACAGAAGCAGCTTGAGATGAAGCAACAGGATGCGCTTAATCAGAGGGATAATGAAACACGTATCCGTGTGGCTGAGATTAACTCTAAGGCGGAGGAACTGCGTCTTGGAATTTATGAGGAAGATAACAATGTCCAGATAAGAAATCGTGAACTTGATTTGGAGCAGCAGAAACTTCGTGCTGAGATAGAGCAGTTCGATAAGGAACTTAATCAGAAAGACAAGGAATTTAAGCAGAAGAAGGAGATTGAGATGAAGAAGATAGATGCTCAGAAGCAAGTTCGTAAAGCAGCAGGAGGAAAGTAATGGCAAGACGACATTTTTCACGGGAAGAAATAGAAGAGATTAGACATGCGCTTTCTGCTACATCAGCCAAGGATACAAGTTTCCCGGAAACTGATGCTGTCAGAGATGAGGATCTTGTGCCTATAATACAGGAGGGGATTAACAAAACTGCCGGCATAAAGATTATTTCAGCAAATGTAGAGGAGAAAGTCCTTTCGCATGTGGAGGATGCGATGAAAGGTACAGTTAAGGGAATAAAAATAAGAAGTGGCTCATCAGAAACTGATGTCGTTCTTGATGCAGAAGGTAAAGCCGTCATTGGACTTGGCAAGGCACTTAGCTATGATGGAAAAGACATTAATGTAATTTGGGAAAACTACGAGAAATAACATCCATAAACATTTAAATATATGGCAGATACAAAACTCAATTTTAAAAAAGTAGCGTCCTATCCAACGTCAGGTGTGACTGCTGGAGACGTTATTTTCTGCACAGGAGACCATACGATTTATGTGGCAACTGGTGCAACAACTAAGGAGGCATTTTACGGTGGACGCATTAAGGACATCAAAGTAGCTGAGAATGGTACTCATGACAATCTCGTTATTTCGTATCTTGATGGAACACCAGACCTCACTATTGACTTCAGTGACATCAACACAACGCTTGAGGACCTGAGTCAAAGGCTTACACAGCTTGAAGGCAAAGCTCCTGTTGCTGGAAAGGACATTGATATCACAGGAGAGAACAATGCAATAGATGTTGCTCTTGATGAAACAATTACAGTAATGGGAGTTTCAGTCGGTACTCTTGTTAATGGGTCAACACTTGAAAAGGGTAAGAGTCTTTCTGATATTCTGAAACAGATTCTAATCAGAGAGATTGATGCAAAGGTTGGTGCTTATCCATCAACTAAACTTAATGTAACAGGAGTTTCGGAGAATGGTACGTATGAAGTAGGAACATCTCTTACTGCGACACTATCACATACATATACTGATGGTAAGTTTGTGGGAGCAGATTCGTTGTATCAGTATAACTTGGCTGCTGGTTGTGCTGAAGGTGAAACTACATATAATTTTGATACATCAAGGGTTACTTCTCCACATACATTTGTTGTTACTGAAGGCGGTCATCTAATGAATTGTAAGACCAATTATGGTGCAAGCACTGCAAAACCAAAGAAGAATAATGGAGCAGAATCGGCAGTAAGTATTCCTGCTGGAAATGCCACTTCTAAAACATTTAATTTTACAGGTAAGTTCTATGGATATGTAGGTTATTCAACAAAGACGGCAGGTTCTCAGTTTGATTCAGCATCTATCAAGAAGCTTGCAGCAGCAAAGGAATATCTTACTGTCAATGGAAGCACCACACTTCTTTCTGGTGGAGCAACTTCAGATGGGACATCAATAGTAATTGCAGTACCAGCCAGGTATAAACTCACAGGAATACAGAACTCTCTTGGAGTTTCAATTCTTGAGAACTTTAACACTCCAGTTCAGGTTAATTATACTAATGGAGAAACAACTACTGCGTACCACGTATATGTTTATCCTATCACATCAGGTGCAAAGGTGGCATATAAGAATGTAGTGATTGCAAAAGCTTAATCAGGAGGATTGAATTATGGCAGAATATAAAACAGACAAACAGGTAAACTATGGATTCGGTCTTTCTTTTGAAGCAACTGGAAAGGCTCCTGTAGTAGCAAAAAGAATTTGGAAGACACTTGCCGATGCACAGGCTTATGTAGACAGTGCTACTGATACGGCAATCGCAGGTCTCCAACTTACGGTAATAAATGATACTGATGCTTCAAAGAATGGTGTTTACTTCGTAAAGGAGGCAGCAGGTGAGAATGGCAAGATAGCAGGTGTTCTTGTAAAGTTAGCACAGGGTGCTGATACATCAAGTCTTCAGACTCAAGTAACCGCAAACAAGCAGGCTATTGACAAGCTCAATGGTGATGAGGGAGCAACTGGTTCAGTAAAGACTATTGCAAAGAGTTATGCTGATAATGCATTGGCAGCAGTTCCAGTAAAGGGCGTAAAGACTGGAGATAATGTTATTTCTCTTGGTACAGATGGTAAGCTTTCATCTACTGTTGCATTCAGCATAGATGCTACAGCTGATGCAAGTGGTAAGAGATACCTTAAGCTGACTGGTATTGGCGGTGCAAACCTCGGTAAGGTTGATATAGCTGACTTTGTTAAGGATGGTATGCTTGATGGGTCTGCTCTCTATAAGGCTACAGCTGCAACAGGTACTGTAACAATTAATGGAAAATCATATAGCCTTACAGGTCTTACTGCTAATCATACATACATTGTTCTTGTATGGAATACTGATTCAAGCAAAGATGCAATGCCTATTGACGTCACCACTTTGATTGATGTTTATACAGCAGGTGAAGGACTTACATTGACTGGCAATCAGTTCTCTGTTGACAAGACCAAGGTTGCACAGAAAGCAGATTTGGATAAGCTTGAGACTGCTCTTGTTAATGGTGGTGTTGCCATTAATGGATATGATATTTTAACTAAGAATGAAGATACTGGAGAAATAACAGGTGGTGCACTTACACTTGATGGTAGTAATGTCAAAGTTACTGAAGGTTATACTAAAGCTACAGAATCTAAAGCAATTGCTGGTAATGATGGTATCGAAACAGCCCTTGGTAAGCTTGAATATAAAGCCGATAAAGCCATTACAGATGCAGCAGCCGCAGCAGCAAAAGCAGGTGTTACTTCAGTAGGAGGACAAAAAGGTGATATTACACTTGATAATGACGGCGCAGGCAGTTATCCTGTAAAGCTTACGATGGACGGCAAGAAAATTAAAGCCAGTGTATTTGGTCTTGGTTCTGCCGCAGCACATTTAGAAACAGATTTTGCTACTCAAGCACAGGGTGTTAAGGCTGATAATTCGGTACAACTCGAACCAATTGATCATACTGGCGACACAATACTAAATACTGGTAATATACACCTTGCTGGTATAGAGGCTGACGAAACTCATCCAAAAGCAATTGAACCAAAACTAACTTTGCTTGGTCAAAATGCTGATACAACTACAATTACACCAGACAGAATAACATTAGGTTCTGATGGTGCTAGCATTGATTATGGGGTTGTTTTGCGCAATGATAAAGGTGGTGGCACTACTCCTGTATTGAAGGTTGAATATGAGGATGGCAGTGATTTTATTAGAACTAAAGTTGGATATCCAACTGAAGCTGATGATGCAACAACTAAGGAGTATGTAGACTCAAAAGTTTCATCCGCAATGACTTGGGCAACCTTTGAATAATTCTTTCGATTCAGCGAGGGTGATACCTTGCTGAACTGCCAATAAAAACAAAACAATATGACTGCTTTGAAATTTAATAAAGTAAAAAATTTACCAACATCTGAATATAATGTAGGCGATGTATTCTTCGTATCAAGTGAGAAGAAAATATACATAAGAACTGCATCTGGTTGGGAAGAATATAATGGTGGATTTACTACTGCTGAAAAAACAAAGTTGGCTGGTATTGAAGCTGGGGCTAATAAAGTCACTAAAGTTAGTCAGTTAACTAACGATGAACATTATATAAACAATAGCACTCTTTATGAAGCGAAACTTAAGTGGGGTGGTGACAATTTTAGTGGAACTTACGGACCTATGGATGCCGCACTTGTAAGTTACCTTGGCGCAAATAGACTTGCTCTTCTTCCAGCAAAATGTATTGATGTTGAGTATTCAAGAGATGGCGGTGTTACTTGGAATAACTACACGACAATAGACGAAGAAAAAACCAACCTTTTTACTATAAGAAGTACAGCATATCGTATTGGAGGTAAAGATGAAACAAATGTTGACAAATCAACACATCAAGTAAGAATTACTATAAAAAATACTTTTGGTATTATTTATAATAGTTTTATAAAATTTGTCCTATATGTATCAACTAATGGTTCAGTAGGATGTTGGTGCACTATTGATGGTAGAACGCAAAACGATATTGAAGCTGGTAATGATACTTGGAAAACTTTTGTAAATAAACAACCTATTTCTGGTTGGTCTGGATATAATGTGATTAACTATCCTAATGGTATTACAACTTACGGCAATTCAATTAACAAAAATCACTATGGAAATGTAAGATTTACTTTTGGATGTACGTCACACAATCAAAATTATGGAGGACTTCATATTATGTCAATAATGGGAGGTAGTGTTTCATCGAGTGTGTCCGGAGCCGGTCCCTCGGACTCTTTAGATATGC